TCCGGAGTGCGGAGAGACCCCATGAAACGCTTCTGCTCATTTATGCCTGACTGGTGGATAGCGAACGCGCTCAAGGGCGGCGAGGTGGAGCGGTATAATAATGCATTTGAAATCTATGATCCAGTGACAGTGCTTGAAGATTATAAGCAACGGGTACAAGAGTGGGAAACATACTGGGAAGAGGAAAAACAGTTAAGAGAAGCAGCCGAGGCACTGGCCGATCAGCTAGAGGGTATGTACAAGAGCGCGGTCAATGGCCGTAAGGAAATGAGGGATGGTCTACGGTTAGAGCGTGATCGCGCCGAAGCCGCCGAGAAGGAGCGGGATGCGCTACGGGTTGCACTGGAGTTCTATGGGGATTTGGACAAGTGGCAAAAACCTGAAGGGGTTGGGATAGCCGAAATCTTTTTTGACTACGGCAATCGCGCCCGTGTAGCCCTCGACAAAGAACTGGAGGAAGGAAAATGAATGCCCAAGAAAAAAAATGGATAGATGAATCTTCTTACTCAACATTATTAGAACGTTGGAGAAAAGCTCCAGCTGGGGATAGTATATTCCACGGGGATTCAGGAAAGTATTATTCTAAGGTACTGGCAGAGAAACGAAAAGCCGTCGGTAATGCGGGTCATGTTGCTGCCAGCAAATCAATAGGGTGGTAGGAAATGATCAAAAAGAAAAGACGTACCCCAAAAAAGCGGAAGACCAATCTACAGACATTAAAACAGGTTGATTGTGCTTTGAAAGAAATCAAGGAGTATGAAGTACATCTGGGTAAGAATGGTTTTGGAGTACATCTTATCATAGATGAGGATGTCTACTCCGATCTTCCTTCAAAACTGTCCGAATTTTTAGTATGGTCAATCAGAAGTGTTCCGGATTTGCTCAAGCGTTTACGGCAAGCTCGCAGAGAAGTTCTGCACCTAAAAGGAAGAAAACGCCGGACATGTCCAATAGGAGACTAAGATGACCGAAGATGACCGAAGATGAAGCCAAAACAAAGTGGTGTCCGTTCTCTAGAGTAAAATCTACAGTCCAGGTTACAACCTTGGGTTCTGTAACCGGCATAAGTATGGCAAGTGTAAACAGAACTTCGGATGTTCCAAATCCTCCATCGTCCCGCTGTCTAGCATCAGAATGTGGTTTGTGGAATGGATATGGATGTGGTTTAATGTCTTATAAAGGTCCAAGATGAGTTACTATCCAGCTATAATATTAGAGTGTGACTATTGTGGGCAGGCCGAGACTGTAGACGGAGCCAAAACACTTTATCGCGCGGAGCGTGACGCAGGTGTGATTGGTTGGGTAACAGTGAAGGGCAAACCACATACGCATTACTGTCCGTCTTGTGTTAGAGCAGCAAGCTACAGGAAAACTTTGTCCAGGGTGTCTTTGAATAACAGGGGGTCCGGTATCGTAAAATCTGTAACAGGAGGTTGATTGTGGAATATGTAGTTCATGAAGGAAACAATTTTTGTCGAGTGTTTGAGTTGCCTTCTTCTTTTTCGGATGACTTTTGTTTCATGGGAGGAATCACAGTACACTTTACTATGTTGGATTGGTTTAATCCTGTGCCTCCTCTAATAGAAAGCATCACACTTGAACGATTGCAAGAAACGCTCATTCCTTTTTTACAAGCTAAGCCGTACACGCGACACGGATTCAAATATTTGGTATTGTTTGATTTTGGTGCTTCTTTCGTTTTTGATGGCGTGTAGATCCTCAAGTATCTGCAATCGTTAGGGGACTCTGGTTGTGGTTGGTGGTGATACGTGCGCGACTAACTATTGACCAGAGTCCCCTTTCTACCTCTGAAAATTGACAAAAAAAATTGTGGTGGGTACCCCGCTACAGCATACACCCACCCCTACAGAAGGGAAACCGAGGGGTCGGGTCTCCACCATCTATATCCCCCAACACATAGCATCTACGCACTGATACGTAGGCATAGGCTGGTGCACTGATTAGGATAGCATACCACATAGCCCCCCACACGGATAGACTCGCCGACACACCACATGCTGATACTCTATGAGGTAGTAGATGGACACGTGGAGCGCACTGGTAAGCTGGTGCTGTATAGTACCAGACACACCTAATAGGTTAGCCAGATGCCCAGCTGATGCTCCACACACCTGACACACCAGCAACACATCAGCTGATGACACAAGGGGAAGCTGGGGAAGAAGATGCCCAGACAAAGGCTGAAGGGAGCCAATAGAAAGCCGCACATCTCCAGCGTTTTAAAATGAAGAAACGTATACTTGTCTGCCTTGCTAGGCAACGTGCAAGAGAGGCAGCACAGAACGCTGAATAGGCAGTGATGCGTAGTCTTCTGACAGCGTATGCTCGTAGTGCAGGGGTTGTGCTTTGTTGTGTTATTTCAAGTAGATAGGAGATGTACAAATTATTTGCAATTTATTTTTATCTGTAAGCCGTCGTGTTTGTTGTGTTTATTATTTAGTACAATGAATAGTCAATTAACTCGCATGTTTAGGCCTATATACAAAAGCTCTGAGAAGCGTAGTGTGTCACTGTAACTTGTTATTTGACAATTAAATAGAGGGACGCTTTCTGCACTCGCTGTCATTAAAAGCGAAAGGGAGATCCCCATGAAAGCGAAAGAACTTAAGCGTATCAATGACTATTACCAGCATTGTGTCAATAATGACAACACCAACGAGTCTGCCACTGCTCATAGCAAGCTTTCTGCAATGCTTCAAAAATACGCCGCGAGACTGTCTGACTTTGTTACTGACTGCACCTTTGACCTCGACTTTCGACCCGAAGAAGTAAAACGCGCCGAAAAAGAAAAGCTTGTCAGAGAGGCATACGCAAAGCAACAAGCCCGCGCTCAGCAAGCAAAGCAAGCTCGCACCGAAAAGAAGCAAGAAAACAAGAAAAGCAGCGGCCCGAAAGCAGTATCCCGACGCGCCGTCATTATGTCAATGTTAAAAGCGGGAATGTATACCCGCAAAGACATACTTGCCGCAGTCGCCGCGCAATGCCCCAAATACGCCGACAGCGACAAAGCAAACGACAAAGCGATTTCGGGTTGTGCCTACGACCTCAAGACTCATAAGTATGTTGTCTTTGAAAAAGACGGCAAGTTGCACGCTACCGCAGCATAGCTGAACCTCTGTACCAGCAAAAAGTAACAGTGTAAAATAACCCTAATGGCAGCGAGTGCAGAAAGCGTCCCTCACACCACTAACCAGCGAGGTGCGTATGCCGTTTTTTCCGCAGTCAAGCGAGGCTATCTCCCAGTTTTTTGCAGACGTTTACGGGGCCCTTTACGGCGGCGAGTTTGGGTACTTGGGTGAGCTTTTCGTTTTTTTGCTTGTCTTGGGAATGTCAACATTGGCGATTGCAGGTTTTGCAAGTTGGTGGGCAAAGCGCGGGTAGGTGAAAAAGGGGACTTCGGTCCCCTTTTTTTTGGCTGATTGAAAGTGGGAAGCAACCGCCTGATTTGGGTGTGGATGAACACGTCCTTGTCCTGGTCTATAAGAGTGCGTACATTCGTTACGCAATCACCAGGTTTGGGTATGGGTGGACGCTTACCAAGGATGGTCTATAATGGTACAGGACGTTCGTTATGTGCCAGGACAGATGGACGTATACCAAGGGCGGTGCCAAGCCGTCCTATTTTTATTGGCGTGAGTGGGTCTGATACCCATATCCACGGCGGTCTGATATTGAGCGGTCTCACAATAGGTTTCCCCACCGCCAACTCAACCCACACCATCATCCACTCCTATAGCCTCAATGGTTGGGGTTTGGTGTTTTATTCTCGGACATATACAGCCGCTCCTCCATAAATGAGCTCTGCGTCAATCCACCACCACCACCACCCAATTTCCCCTATAAACTCCTCAAACAGATTCTCCTCCCCAATTCCATCCTCATTTAACAAACACCTCTGACAGATAATGATTGCTACTCTTTTATCTACTCTACTACTTCTCCACTTACTACAAAAACATTTTAGGATTGATTCTGATATATACATTTTTAGATTACTTGATTCGATTACTTATCTACTATTATCTATTAACTGATTAGATACATTTAATTATTATCTATTCTACTACAATTAGTCTCTTGACAGTATCCTATCTACCATTAGTACTCACTTTACTACTTGCTTTTTATTGTTTTTCATGGTTGATTAGTGCGTTCATACCAAATAAGTTGTTTTCAGTCTTTACTGCTTCTTTATGGTTGGGTGATAGTTTGTAACTTTTAGGATTGTTCCTAGAGTTTACCTCTTCCCTTTTGCTGTTGGGGTTGGCTGATAGGAGGTCGTGAGAAAATACGAGAAAATCTACTCTATTGATTAGATTGAGAGAAATAGATCATGGATGCTGGTAGGCGATGTCCCACGTTGACTCTCCAGTATTCTGTGCTGCCTTTCATACACCTCTTATTTTGGGAGAACAGCATGTTCCTGGTAATTCTTTCGGACATCTGCTATTATTATCTTGACAAACTCAGCGGGTGTCATTATAGTAGTGCTGTACGCTGAAGGTATAGGTTCAAGAGAAAACTTTAACCCCAGGGAGTATGCTATGAGTAAGAAGCCCGAAAGGTGCAGCGAATGTACCAAGAGTTTACCTGCTCCTTGCGCTTTCCAAACCTCATACGACTATTACTGTATGGAGAGGAAAGAGTTTATGCGAGGTTCAGATAAATGCTGCAAAAACGCCAAAAGGAGAAGCTGATGAGAACTTGGCAGGTTGTTATCCAGGTCAGAAACCCTAATCGTAATTTAGGATACGTTAATTACGATTTGATGGACTGGTTAGGTATGGAGGTAACACTTGATAAATTGAATCAACTCTCTGACGACTTTGAAGAAGATTTCTGGAGAGCAAAGGTGGAGGATTGGACGACTACGCTGATACCGATTCAAGACTTTTATATCTACCCCGACGGCGCAATCACCGATCACAATGACGGAGGATGTGAGCTCCCCTTGGAGATGGTAGTACACGAAAACCAAATTGCGATTAACAAGGGAAAAGCTAATGCATGATAAGAGTTGCCCCCCAGAAGAAGATTCTATGAGTAGTGTTCACATTGCTGGTGAGAAAGATGGTTTAAAGGTAGCCACCAACTGTGCCACTATGCGAGCAGCAAAGATCGTTAAGAGTTGCTGGGAACATAACGGGTACACGGTAACAATTTCGGATGCAGCATTATTGCCTTGACTCCCTAACCTGGAAGACAGTATAGTAGTGGAAACTGAAGGAGGACGTCATGTCGAGAGGATGTAGTGTTGTTCCAGCTTACGGTAGAGACTATAAGAACAAGGCCGATGCTTTGGCAGCCTTCCACGCCAACAAGGATTTCATCCTTTGTGACATTATGTCACCTTGGGATGGAAAGCCTTGCAACCGTTCCAATCTGATTGAAGGCGGCTACACCACTGTCCAAGTCCGTTACAACAGACAGCGCAATGTCCAGGTAGACGATCTGACCAACATCAATCCGAATTAGTATCTGAGAAGCAGCGAGTCCGCTCGTTGCTTCAATTGATACAACAACCCAAATGGAGGACGCCGTGAAAAAGTATCAGATCATCATACAGGTCAGGAATGAAAAGACTCCCTGTTGGTGGGGAGACTTCACCAGGGACGATTTCAGTAGCGTCGGCGCCACTGCTCTTGCTCTTCAAGCGTTAGAATTGAAGTATGAGGGAGATTCTTTCAGAGCAAGGGTTGAGGATTGGTCTGAGGAATGTCCGTTTGAGCCTGATTACTATGTCTACCCCGACGGCAGCATGACCACCCAAAACGGGGAAGCAATCCCCGCCGCTTAGGAGCATGTGATGAAAGCACTCAAAGTATCAAGTAGCTGGTGCAACACAGAGTCCTTCTGTCGGAATACTGAGAAAGGGCTCGACATGGCTTTACTCACTGAGCTAATCACCGGCAGATCACATCATTTGTGTGATACTGACACACTTCCCCTAGATATTACTTCGATACGGAGTACTGATTCTGGGACCACAAAGCATCACACCGGCATCAACCAAGCAAGTATGCTTATAGGTACTGTGATGGAGCTGTTGGGCAGGAAGGATGTGACAGAAATCCTGATAGATTACCCCACAGCCCCAAGAAGCAAAGTTTGTCTCTTTACCATTTCCATAAGCCGAATCGTCATTTACTAATCAAATGCACAAAAACCCATATGGGAGGACGAAAAATGCCTAAGTTTATCACAGGAACCAAGAAACTGGGGAAGGATTTTAAGTGGGAGAGAAACAATCAAGGTCACCACAGACTGCTTACCCCAGGTGGAAAAGCAGGTGCCTGGGCTGGTTATACACACATTGCCTGCATCGACCACATCGGCCGACGTTACATCGTTGCGACCGACTTTTTCAAAGACGTTATCCCGCATGACAAACTGATCGAACTTACTATCCACGATTAGGTATTAACAGGGCGGCGAGTCATAAGCGAGTAGAAACCACCCCGTACAATACTCGCCGCTCTGATTAATGACTAACCCAAATGGAGGACGCTATGAGTAAAGGTGTGATTCAAATCATTATGATGGGACGGCCCAGGGACAACGAAGAGTTCCACAAGTTGTTCAAGACGGACTTCAATCCAATCATGAAGTCCATGTCAATCACAGAGCGGGACATGTTTGGATACTGTACTGTTCTGCTGTACATGCATCGGACTACGGATAAAGAACTGATTAACATCGCCAACCAAATCAATATGTCTGCTCCCGTGAAGGCGTCCGTGTTGAATTGGGAAGAGCCCCGCTTTTCGGGACTGAAAGTCTTTCCGATGGAGGCTGCCGACTAATGAGAAAAATTGCAGAGTATCCGATGATGAAAGGAGACGGTGTTATCCGTGTAGTTCATGACGCAAATTGGAACGAGTATCGTTGTGTTCCTATCGTAAACGGGCACATGCAAGATTCAGGTGTCTACTTTACGTCGGACATGGTAGATGCTATCGAAACTGGTAAGATTATGGGTGAAACATATACCCCGTAAAGCATCACTTAACTGTGTAACTCCTGATTGATAGAGACAGCGAGTGATCGTTGTCTCTAATCAACCAATAAGGAGGACGCTATGCTAGACGAGAGAAGATTATATCGTAAGACAGGAACTGAGGGTCCCAGGCACGATCCTTATGGGTACGGAGAGTACACACTGGTTGAAAACGGTGCGGAAGCCACTATACACGCCGGATTGGCAATCTGGGTTAACTTTGCCGGCGTAAGAACCGATTACATGGATTTCAAAGAAGCTGAACAGGAATTCCAAAACATTACCGGATTGAATCTCTGGGCTTTCGAGAAAGCTTATACCCGCATTCGGTACACTTGCCCCTCTTGTCAGTGCCGGAAATTGATCTCCGCAGATGGCTTTCCGGGAGAAACTCTCTTCCTGTGTGCCAATTGCGGATGCATTGTGACTTGTCACCAGGACATGTCTGCAATCATGTAGATACACAAATTTTTATCTTGCACATCGCAATTGGACATGCTATAGTCTATTTTTAAAGAAGGAAAATAAACCAAGTGAAAGGAGGTGGTTTTTATGATTGTCCTGAAAAACATCGGGATAGGTAAAAATTGAACCACATCCACCAGCGTCGCTCCAAGCATATTGCTGCGGAGCAACTGCCCAAAATTTCCCAAAGAGAGGGCCCGTGAAAGCGCATACCGAAAAGGCCGGTAGAAGCGTGGCGGTTGAGGGGAAGAAGTGTGGGTTTTAACTAGAGAAATACTCTGTACCCACAGAGAACACTGTAAACAACGGTAAAGAGGCTACCATATGAAATCGCTCACGGAAGTGGCCCGTGAAAGCAATCGATACCTCCGAATCCCTAAAAAGCGCCAGCCCTGTCAGAAAAGACAAATGCACCGATAAGTGCAAAGCTGGACAAACTAAATCCCCTCGGCTTGGTCGGGGGGCTTTTTTACAATTATGATACAAATACAAGGCCTACTATTTTTATCTTGTAGAACACTATGATATATGCTATTATAAGAAAAAGGAGGAGAACATAATGTCAGAATCCAATGAGGCTAAAGTACAAAGAATTCTTTCTAACGGGCTAAAAGAACGACATCGAGCCATAAAAAGGCTCCACGCGGAATTCTGGAAGGAAAATGAAGAAACGATAGACATAGAGATAGCTTTTCTTGAGAAAGCTATTCTCCGTCTCAGGCAACTCACCCCAGGCGTGCAATGTAAGGTCTACAAAGAAGAGCAGGTTGAAGGTGCTATTATTGAAACCAAGGCCATTCTCAATATGCTCAACGGCATTACCTTTTCCATTAACCCCAGCAGCTTGTTTGAGGACGAGGACGAGGACGATGGATAATTTTGAGGACAAAGTAATCATAGGAACAGTTCCTGTGAACATAGCAATGAATCCTGAGGGTTTTTGGAGAGGAGAAGTCCTCATAGATGGTTCAAAAGATGGGAAGGTGTTTAAAGCTTCCTTTAATCTGGAATTGAGGAAACGAGACACTATCAACGACACAATCAAAGAACTTCTGGACGTCGGAGCCAGAATGTATCCCACCACAACAGGTGGCCTGGTTCTCCAAGGAGGAGATCGGTGTGTTGTCATTCATGGAGAAGCCGACATCTGTTTGCAAATGTGTTGTTTCCTACTCAACACCACATACCGTGTAGGTATGTTGATGGTTGAAGACTCAATGGACGATTTACCTTCCGATAAGGGGATTTGGAATTAGTATGAGAAAATTTTACATCTGAGAAATTGTTAGTTTTATCTTGCAATCCCAGATGGTTAACATTATATTTACTTCATAGCGTCCCCCTAAGAACAGCGGGCTTCGGTGTTGGGTTGCATCGAAGCTCGCGACTCCAAGGAGGAACACAAAATGAAAAAAGGTATTAAAGGACCCATGCATCCTGATATGCTTAGTGTATCAAACGATGCACTCACTAAGCTTCAAGACCAAACGGCTATGACGGCTTTCGGGGTGACCAGAACAGATGCCCTTGATCGATTAGTTTGTATCAAATGTAAAGAGCAGGTCAGTGACGATAAAGGCGAGTTCCGAAGAGACCTGTTCTTCACCGATGCTGGCAAAAAGGAGTACGGCATTTCTGGTATGTGTGAGAAGTGCTTTGACTTCCTCTTTGGAGGAGAGTGGTGATGCGATACAGACAAAACGGTAGGCTTATGACCCAAAAAGACTCTGATAACTTTACATCTCTACTCATGAACAGTAAAAGTATCAGAGTTTCACCAAATGAAATAGATGTAAAGCTTGCAACAGAACTTCCTTGGTACAAACGAATTTACTACCTATGGAAATGTGAAAATATAGGATTACAGATTATTGGTGTTGGTTCATTTAGGCTGGGGTTTTTCCTTAATGGAACTTTCTACTACGATAGGATAATAAAAGATGCTTAGTCCTAGACTAACCACGCTCGAACTTAGAGCCAAAGTTTTAAAGCTGGCAAATAAGTTCTACCGTGCGGACAACAACTTGTCATATAAGTTTATGTCTCTTATTGATAAAATGAAGAGAGGCAGACTCATCAAACTATACCAATACTATCTACACAACGGAAAAGTGTACTTACATGGGTGTGCTTAACACCATAAAAAGAATCAAAAGGGAAACTGTATACCACTGGACTATAAACGGAATACCAGCTTGCCAAGCTAAAGAAGCAGACGGGCTGGGTGTTCACTGTGGCCATGCAACAATAACTACCATGGCAGCGGAAATCCGTGTTATTAAAGAGAAGTTTCCCAAAGCCAAGTGCAAGATGAAGAAGGGACCCTGCCCTGTTTACTTAGAAGAGGAAGCGGAAGCTATGCCAGTTCCTACTCCAGAGGAAACAGGGGATTGCCCCCTAGAAGATCATAAAAATTGCCCTTTTCCTTTATGGATTACGGGCTTATTTAGGAGGGGATGATGGATATACTGGATCTACAAGAATTGAAGATTTCTCCTGAGGAACAAACTCGACTTGACTCCCCTTCTGGCATTCCGTGTCCAGACTGCGGTAAAGAGATGTGTATTGGAGATATGGAATCTGGGGGAATATGCTCCAAATGTTACTGGAAACTACACCAAGAGGCGTATGAAGAGGAAAGAAGGGGACGATGAAAGTCCTCACTGTAAACTCTGGAAACATACTCGAAATGGCGGAAGCCGTTAAAAAGGTTTTGGAGAAGTCTAGGAGAATGGAAATGAAAAGGGTAAGTATTCTGATTAAAGAGCACCCAGTAGTCTTTGGGTTCTACGACGAACGATTCCCTGCCAATCACGTCCACGAGGTTCTATGTCCTATCTGCAGAGAAGATGTGAGGGGACACATGGCGGTCTGGATTACTGCTCCAAATATTCTTCCCAACAGACAAGCCCACGTAGCCTGCCTTGCCCCCAAGATCACTAATTGCACCCTGAAAGAAATACAGGACCCGGGCAACCTGTGGAAGATTGCAAACAATCTGTGGGTTAGCTGGAAAAAGGCCCAAAAACACAAGCACTGGTTTGTATGATCAAACTTGCTCCCTACTTTGCTTACGATCATCCCTGTTTCAATTTCAACGCACCTGAGGAGTTTCCTTGGGATCAAGTTGATTGGGAGAATCTCCAGAAAGCTTTACCTCACATTGACTCTATCCGTAGAGGTCAGGACATCGAAGCAAGCAGAGACAGTTTAAATCTTATAGGACTAGATGCAATAGTCAACCCTAGATTTATTCCTAACGAAAACGGGAAGTGGTAATGAAACACACAGATATACATCAAATGACCCGAGACGGTCATTACCAAGTGAACATAGGATTGGATCATTTTATAGAAACTCTAGATAGATACTGCAATGAAGACCGATCCTTTCCACTCAATATGTACCCTGACTATCAACGAGCACACGTTTGGACAGAGGAGCAACAAATCACCTTTGTGGAATACATACTACGAGGGGGACGTTCAGGAAGAGTTATTTATTTCAACTGCCCAGGATGGATGAATGACTTCCGCGGACCTTTTGAGTTAGTGGACGGCCTCCAAAGAATTACAGCGATATGGGATTTCGTTAATAACGAACTGGAAGTTTTTGGAGGACACAAACTCAAAGATATAGATGGGTGGGAAATCCTACTCCGAAAATATGATTTACTCTTTAACATCAACGATCTGGAACATCATAAGGATATACTGAACTGGTGTTTGGAAATGAACTCTTGGGGGAACACCTCATACCGAAGAAGATTTAAACAAGGTTCGGCGTCTTCTCAATAAGGACTTATTAAACCCTGGTAAAAGTTAAAAAATTGTAATTGTTACCTAGAGAAAAGCTTGCAATACCATTTGAATTGTCATATAGTCTTTACATGCAGAGGCAGGAACAACGATTTCAGATTTTAACTTCAATGAATAAGGAGTCGTGGTTATGAACGTTTCAAAGAAAACTCGGGAAAAGGTTACGTCGATGTTCCAGCGTTACCAAGAAGCTGGCGACGACAAGGCACGTTCCAGTGCCAAACAGGTTCTCGAAAGCCTGTGTTCCAAGTACAAGTTGCGTCTCAAGGATTACGTGGAAGGCGATCTTCCCGAAGAACTGGCCTTCGACTTCGCCGAGGCGGCGGAGGAAACCCCCACGGTGAAGAGCCCCTCTCGTCGGGGAACGATCATCGAATTGGTGCAACAGGGCACCTGGACACCGGCTACCTTGGCCAAGAAGCTGGAAGAGATCAACGGGGACTGGCCCGAATCGGCGAACAAGAAGGCTATCGCTGGTACTCTGGCCGACATGAAGAAAAACAAAGGCTGGGTCACGAAGTCGGGTGAAAACGGCGCCATCGTCGTCGAGATTCCCAAGGTCGAGACCAAAGCCGAAACCCCGGAAGAGCCCAAAGCTGACGCCGAGGCCACGGAAGAGCCCACGACGGAAGCCCCGGTCACCGACGAAGCCGAGACCGCGACCGAGGCGTAAACCTCAACAAGAGCCCCCTGCTTTACGGGCTGGGGGCTCTTCTCTTATCCTCGGGGGAGGATCTATGATAAAAAAACTCAAGGTTGACTGGAACTTTGACTGGGCCAACTCTTCCAGTTTAAAAGCCCTTGTGGAAGCAGAACCACTCAAAAACGATTTCGTCTACGAAATGAGAAGCGGTTGCTACTTTGCTGCCAACGCCGACGGCTTTGTGCGTTTCTTTTATTATGTACAACCTGGTGAGGGGTACACTGGCAGGAAGTTTGAACTTCCCATGAAGGACGGCACCGTCGAAACACTAATAGGTCCCTGGTCGTCACGCTCTTCCGTAATGACCCAGATGGGATTTCCCCCCTCTCTCGAAGTATCCTACACAGCAGAGTTGGATGCTTGGGAAAGGGGGTACACCTTCTTCGGAGGAGCAATGCTTCTTTCCGTTGTACAGGAAGCGTTGGTTCAATTTCTTCCCAATGTACGATTAACATCTGTGGAAGTTGTTGACACCGACAACCGTTATGCCTCTGAGACGTACTTTAGGCCCACGTTGGTCAACAACCCCTGCAACCACGAGTTCCACAAAATAACTCAAACAGAGTTGTTTGCAAACTGGACACAGATGAGGACAAAAAACAGCAGATGTCCCGAATGTGGCCACAAATGGGAGAGTGGGGAGTCATGCCAAATACCGCTCGGATACTAGCTATCGATGCAGCAAACGTGGCTAAGTCCTTCGGCGTTTCGTTTCCACGTCGGCTTTCATGGTCGAAAGACAAAAATGTCCAACATTTAGTGGGACACCTACACATCTGCAAACAACGTGTGGGCGGTCCTTATGGAAGAGCATTGCATCAGTATTACATCCTAGACAGGTCGCAGGATGGCTCTGGTCAGCGGAAAGCGAAAGAAGTCCTGTTCGATGTATGCAACAGGAACCGCTGTCTGCGCTGGATTCCATCCTAGCCTAAATGGCCCCAGCCTGCTAACGGCACCTCCGAAACGGGATATAGGGGCCATTAAACTGGCATGGAATTCGAGGAATTTTCATAAAAAGGAGGTTCGTATCATGGCTGAGAAACAAACGATGACGATTTATCACGTAAACGATCCCCACTTCTACCTAAAAAAGAAGGAGAAGGGGATTTGGCCGGATGGTTGGATGCATGGAAACATCCTCACCAATCGTGCCACACGAACCCAACGCTACTATGCAATGAAGATGGAAGCGGAAGGTCTACAGATGTCCTGGCTTTCCAAAGCCGATTTCGATTTCTTCAAGAAAAACCCCAGAGTAGACCATCACTATCTGGGTGCTGTCACCGCGGAAAAACTCCAAGAATGGATCAAGCAGGCCCATTTCCTCAGAGAAGATCAGATCAAACAGCTCAACTTTGCTCTCCGAAGAAGGGAGTGGGCTATCGAACAGGGGGTGCCTCCTATTGGAAATTGTTCTCAGGAAGATGTGGAACCACCTACTGTTCATGCTCCACAACCGTATCTTCCTGCACAAAACTCCATACAGGGCTGTGGCTACACCATGGATGCGATACCCAATGGAGTTCTTCTTAAACTAATTCCCAACACTGGCGGTGAAGTATTTGCTATCAAATTGGATGTGGAGAGTTTTGGTGCCCTGTATCACCGAGCCAAGAACCTGCATGTAATATGATACTAATATGAGAAATTTTCTGGAACCTATTGCTTTCCCAGAAGAAATCAAGTATAGTGTTTGAAAGCAAGGACGTTTAACCGCAAAGGAGTTACTCATGAAAGAAATCGTTTCGGCAGGATTGGAGTTGCTACCTCCTGTTGAAGAGCACCCCGTTTACTATGGTAAGGACTTCATTCCCATCGAAGGGAAGAAGGCCATTGTCAATCCGGAAACTGAGGAAATATTCTCTATCGTGTCCAACGACTACAAGTTGGTTTCACATCAGGAAATTCTCGAAAAGGTGGAACAACAACTTGAAACTGTTGGGGGCACCTGGGGTAGAACACTTCGCATGGAATTCGGTGGAGCCAGTATGCAAACTACCTTCACCATGACGGATCAAAAAATTGCCGTCGGTAAAGGAGACATGGTTCACCCGACTATCGAAGTTTTCAACTCCTATGACCTCAGCAGACGATTGCAAATTGAGTTGGGTGTCTTCCGACTCGTTTGTGCAAACGGCATGATCGTCGGCGAAAGATTCGCTCAATTCCGTAAACGGCACCTCCCTGACCTGTTTCTCGAAGACATTTCTCTTGTTCTCGAAAAAGGAATGGAGAGAATCGGGGAACAGGTGACTATGTGGGATCGTTGGAAAGATATTGAACTCCCCTTCGACACCTTCCAAGCCAAGATTCTCAAGCCTCTCAAGCTGAACCAGACAGAAACTACCAATCTGAAACTGGTAAAAGAGACCAGTACCAATCTGTCTCTGCTTGACTGGGAAAGCTACCACGAGGCCGGTGCCGACAAGTCATACGGCATGAACCTCTGGGTCGCCTTCAACATTCTGACACAGTTCACCACCCACGACATATACTCCTTAAGCAGACGCATCCAACTCCAGGAAGCAATGCGTCATATCCTGTACGGGAAGAGCTGGGAATGATCATAAAAGTTTTACATCCTGTTCATTGTGAGGTAGACAAGGCTGGGGCTAAATTCCTCAAGCCTTGTCTATCTTACGAAACCGAGATGTGGCGACCTGGAAGATATAGCAAAGAAAGAAAAACCTACCGCTGCAACTTGGTCAAAGATGGCCGATTTCCTACAGGTTTGCTTGACCGTGTAATGGAATATGCTCGACTCCACGATGAAGAGATAGAACTTGTTGGATTTGAGCCCTCTTTGCAACACTGCCCGGTAAATTTACCCAACATAACCCCACAACTACATCAAACAAAACTTGTTGACAATATACTCCAGGCACGTAGGGGTGTGATTCAGTCCCCTCCAAGAACAGGGAAGACTGTTATGGCTGGAATGATCTTCTCTTGTTTCCCTGAATCCAATCTTCTTTTCTTATGTCATAGTAAAGACTTGGTCGAGCAGACTGTGGAAGAACTCATAAAAATGGGCTTCCCCAAAGAAGATGTAGGAATGCTAGGAAATGGTAAACGAGAAGTACACAAAAGAATACTCGTTGCCACCCGCAGATCCTTTGCTTTACTGGATCCTGCAACTTACATCGACAAATATGATGTGGTTATAGTAGACGAATGTCACCATGTATCCAAGTTTGACGGGGAGTACGCTAAGATACTTAGCAGACTATTGGCTGAATTTCGTATTGGGTTGACAGCAACTCCTAAGATTAACGACCCAGAAGGGTTAATGGCTATGGAAGCCTACTTAGGTCCCATTGTAGATAAAATAACCTCACAGGAAGCGTTGGATATGGACATACAAGCTAAACCAAGAATGAAATTTATCAAAGCCCCACCTAATCCTGGATTGAGGGAACGAAAAGCTTACCAAGATGCTTACCATCATGGAATCGTTATCAGTAATTCCAGGAATAGAGCTATTGTATTAGAAACTCGAAAGCTTGTGGAAGAAGGCAACACTGTCCTCATCCTGGTAACTAGAGTGTTGCACGGATTCAAACTGGAACAGATGTTTGAAAAGATGTCACCAGAACTTAAGGTGCCCTTCATCTGTGCAGGAATTGATGCAGACACCCGAAAAGAGATAGAGACACAAAAGACTCGACTGCATAGAATGTCTGGTCGTATTGCCCAAGAAAGTATTCATAAAATAGAAAAACGATTAGAAGAGTTGGATGCTCTCCGTCGTCAAGTTGAAACCCGGTCTAAAAATCGAGGGGAATACAGACATGGTCTTATCGAAGGGGACCATCGTTGTGTCATAGCCACAAAAATATGGAATGAAGGTATCAACTTACCTACTCTTAATGCTGTTATAAATGCTGGCGGAGGTAAGTCTGAAATAATTACAATCCAGTCTGCCAGTAGATCACTTACTAAGGCTGAGGGAAAAGAAGAGGGACTGATCATTGACATTTTAGATTTCGATTGCACCTACTTCATCTCTCATTTTGGACAGAGACTTGCAATGTACTGTGAATGGGGGTGGATGTAGCTAGTCTGTAATAATGAAGCTGGATCTGTGAAAAACCTACGTAGAATCCTTCGTTCTAAGACATGGAACGCCTGTCTTGTGTATGTTACGTCACACTGAAAAGTTCCGTGTCTTAGAACGAAAGAGTAAGTAGCTAGGTTCTTTGACAATTTTACATAGTCGGAGCCGGGAAGAAACCCTATCAGCGTGAAACGAGCCATCCGAGGCAAGTAACCCATCCTCAACGAGCGAGCCATATCTTTAAAGACACCCAAAAAAGTGGAGCGAGCCTAGGATCGGGAGAAACCCAGAACCAGAAAGCGAGTCGATGAAAAAGAGACACCCAAAATCATACAGCGAGTCAAGGATTAGAGTAAACCACACCCAGAAACGAGCCACGGCCCCTAAGAAACCCGAATCTAACTAGCGAGACATTGACCGAAGAAACCCAAAGTGCGGCATCGAGTCATTAGTTTCTAGTAACCCGTAGCAAGGAGCGAGTCAGCATTGCGTAGAAACCCAGGTAGATAAAACGAGCCAGAGTGGGCAAGAAACCCTTAGTTATCGAGCGAGACAAATTCTCTAAGGAAACCTGTGCCGGAAACGAACCAATATGATGTAGAAACCCTAGATAAGCAAGTGAGTCTTTATGTGGAAGATGCCCAAATAGAAAAAACGAGCCACTTAAACCAAGAAACCCAAATATTGGTAGCGAGTCATTTCACTGGAGAAACCCAAAAGCCAAAAACGAACATCTAAATAGGAGGAGTCTTATGTTGTGCAATTCGGTTTTAAAAGAGAATTTGAGAGCATTGGTTAGAGGTGCGTATGACGTCCAAAAACTTCGAATGCAAACGTCTAATCGAATCGCAAGCAACTGGAGAGACAGAGCTATTGCTTCTGGGGAAAAACCCTTGGAAGCAAGCAAACTCCTCCCTCTTCTTGTAAAAAACTATCGCACTGTAACTGGGGGAGGGATTGAAAACACCAAGGGTTTCAAACTCCCCACACTCAAACAGTTTAAACCCTTCGGACTGATTTCCAGCTACACGGAATTGGTTCTTATCCATCAACTTCAAAAACTCGTTGCAGCTGAGAAGGAACATTTTGCTCTCATTGAAAAAATTCTCGGCGACTTCCCTATCTTCAAAAACTTCTTAGACAAGATTCTAGGTGTAGGTCCAGCTATGGCTGGCGTTATTATTAGTGAACTGGACATCTACAAAGCTCAGTACCCTTCCAGTTTCTGGGCTTACGCAGGTCTTGGCGTTGAAAAAGACGGAAAAGGAACAAGTAAACGCAAAGAGCACTTGGTAAAAAAAGCGTACACTGATAAAGAAGGAGAAGTTAAGGAAAAGGATAGTATCACTTTTAATCCCTGGCTGAAAACCAAACTGGTTGAGGTTCTTGCCTCAAGCTTTATGAAACAAGTGGTTTACAATAAGCCCAAAGACAAGGGCGGAATAATCATCGGCGGCGGAAAGTATCGACTTATTTACGATAACTACCGTATGCGTCTCCAACACAGGGTTGATCTTTTGGAAGCCTCTGACAAACATCTCCAACGAATGGCAATGCGATATATGATCAAAAGATTTCTTGTCGATCTATACGTTGCCTGGAAGGAACAAGAAAATCTACCTGTCGCGAGAGAATACGCCGAGGAAAAACTCCACATACAACACAGCAAGCCTTGGGAAATGGAACTTTCTCCTTTTGGAAAGTACGATTACCGAGGCAACATCCTCAAAACAAGGAACAAATAATGCCCAACAAACCCGTAGTGGAAATTGATACGGATGGTCCCGAAGGAAACACAATGGTGATTCTTGCCAAAGCGTCCAAAGCCCTCTGTGGGGATGGAAGAAAGAAACATTCCGAAGAAATGAAAAAAAGGGCTTTCTCGGCTGGCGGGTACGAGGAAGCCCTTGCTGTGATTGAAGAGTACGTGGAACTGGTACGTCTTGACTAATTTTTTTGGTCATGCTAGTATTAGGCCTATAGACGAATTCTTCAAATTTCCATAAAAGCAAGGCATTTTACCTGGAGGCGGCGATGCGGTACACAACTCAGGAAGTGGCAGATGAGCTCTCCCTGCGCGTCGGGGAGAAGATTCTCTGTTCTGAGATTAAACCTTTAATGAAACTGGCATCCGATATCTTTCACACAATGGGGGAAATGTATAGAAGTCGATCCCAGAACTATATTCAAGCCAGAGAACTTGAAGATGCTGGGGAAACAATCCTGAATGAAAGTCATCGACTACTAGATGAATAAATTCCAGCTTTTTGATACTATCAACTACCTCGAAAATAGAGGTATTCACTACGCCCTGGAGGGACCCAATATCTCTCCAGGGTGGATAGGAACTCAATGCCTTTGGTGTGACGACAGAAGCACACACCTAGGTATCAATATCGAATCTAAATACTTCAAATGTTGGAGATGTAAGAAGAAAGGAGTGGTTACTCAATTCATACAGGAGATTGAGAACTGTTCGCGAATGGAAGCAAACGGTATTATCAGTGAATTTATAGACCCTTTCTTCCTCAATTCCATAGGTAAAGCTCGAGAGCTAATTGTCCGGAAAGGAGAAGCTAAACTACCTCCTGAATCTACCGATCAATTCCCCGAAGTGTTTACAGACTATCTTAATACGAGAAATTTCTCGGTAGAAGAGCTTAGAGAAAAATACCGTATTAAATGCTGCACCTTTGTGGGAACCTACAAATTTAGAATTATTATACCAATTATAATGTATGGCAGAATTGTGGGGTTTACATCAAGAGACATCACAAATCGAAGCAGTAAACGATATAGAATGTGTCCTAAAACTGAAGTTACTCTAGACCCAAGATTATGGTTATATAATATTGACACCGTAAAAGATACGGTAATTCTTGTAGAAGGTCCCACAGATGTGTGGCGTCTAGGAGACGGAACTGTATCAACCTTAGGTACTGAGGTTACTTCTGGGCAAGTAAATGCACTATTTAAAAAAGGTGTGAGAAGAGCTTTTGTGCTATTCGACGGGGAACCCCAAGCACAAAAATTAGCTAGAATCTTGGCTAAAAATCTCTCTTCTTTGATCCCTTATGTTGAAAATGTAGCATTGGAAGACGGAGACCCCGCTGATTTATCCCCTAAAGATGCCATTTCATTGAAAAAAGAGTTGTTGACCTCATAAAATTTTACGATATAAATGAAAATCACTATTGCTTTTTCGTTTTGAGTGTGTCATTTTAATACTTCACGCTGTTGATTTTATAGATGTCGGGGGTCCGAAGGTTTTTTGCTGCCAGCCCCAGTGAATTTCTTACGGCCCCCGACATCTATAAAACCTGCAACATGTAAGGGCTGAAATGAGTGAATTTGTCGATATAGATACACTTGTAGCACCTGTGGCTATATTATTGTCACCAGATCTAACAGATTCTGAAAGGATCCTGTGGGTGTTGGTGCATAATTTAGAAACCGGTGTGGGGTGTACTGCCACAAATGAATACTTTGCCGACCTATTAGATGTAAATGTAGGTCGCATTTCCTTTTTGATAGGAAGTTTATGCTCCAAGAAATATTTTGAGCGTAAACGTGGCAAAAACTCCCAAAGAGTGCTTACAACGCTAATCTCCATTCGGCACAAAAACTCAATTAGAATATCCCCCAAGCCAAGGAGAGCTGTAGATGAATGACAGCCCTCGGTACGCTGTACTTCCTATGGCCGTTCTTTTAGATAAAGAACTCACCAAAGCCGACATAATAATATTTAGTCTCATACACACTTTAGATTTAACCACACTTACAACCTCATCTAATAAATACATTGCAGAATGTTTGGAACTTTCTGGTTCTAAGGTTGCCTTTTCCCTAAAACATTTACAGGAACTTGGTTACCTGTCTATCGTTTCTGAAAACGGAATTAGAAAAATTACAATAGCCGGTAAGGCTGTTTCTGAGGCGCCAGATGGAGGCTCTGAGGCGCCAGATGGAGGCTCTAGCAAGGAAAACATCCAAGGTGCTTCGCGCGCAAAAATAGTAGAAAAAGAATTTAAAAGCCTTAAAGACTTAAAAGTCCTTCGTCCTTTAAGTTCCTTTAATACTTTTAAATTAACACAAGATCAAGAATCTTGTGTGGAAGAAAGAAAACCTGTAATAAGGAGACGAACAAGGGCTGAAAGAATGATGTGTGATAATATACTTAAAGATTCAGAGCAAGCAGAAACCCTGTTGGAGGATCTACCACAAAACATTGCAGAAATAATGCATACCTGGGAATTAGAAGGTTTCAAACTTCCAGGAGTTCGTGCTGTAAAGACCAATTTGAAGTTGATAGCTACAATCAAACAAACAATCAAAGGTACCCTGTTTAAAATGCACAACAGGTATGAACTAGCTGAGGGGTTAGATGCAGATACACTCAAAAAAGCTTTTCATAATCTACATCTAGCTGTATTTGAAAATAATTATTTACCTAGGAAAGGATCTAAACATCACCAATATTTAAAAAATATTGCTCTAGATCAGTTTCTTCATTTCCCCTACGCCAAGTTTGAAGGCGGCTTGTTTGAAGTTCTAAACTTCTTGGACCCCCCGAAAAGAACAGACCTAAAAAAGACCCCTCTAGATGATATGCCAGATACATACCCTAAGATTTCTGCTCGATTCCTAAAATGGTGGTTTAAGAATGTACTGAAAGGTTTGGAAACTAGGCAACCTACAGAGATGGAAGTTTTCCACGCCAGGAAAGCTGCTGCTCGTACTTATGAATTTTTCACCAAAAACAAAAGAAGATTTAGACAATCACTCATGCGGAACGGTCAAAGAGATTGGGTAGATTTAGTTTGTGAATGTATTGAAGAGTATACCGAAAACATGCAACAAACGATTTCTCCAGGATTTATGTCGTCTGACATCACATTCACACAAAGGCTACCTTCATTTCTTAATTCTCACGGCGTACTACAGGAGAATTTTTAATGTGCCCACGAATGCGTAGAGAACGTATTGATTCTGATGATGAAAAGAAGCTTGTTACAGGGTTGATTGTGTCCAATAGATTTTGCAGAGATTTGATTCCTGCAATAAAACCCGAACACTTAGAATTAGATTACGCTCGCATCCTGTTTCGATGGATTAAAAGACATTACGAGGATTATGAAAAAGCTCCTGGTCGGGACATACAAGAAATATTCCTTTCCGAAAAACAGAATCTTATTGAGGAACAGGCTGATAATGTTCGAAGGTTTCTAACGGAACTTTCCGAAAATTATGCAGACCTAGATCACTTCAATGAAGACTATCATTTAGATAAATCTCGTGACTATATTCGTTCCCGTAGATTGTTGTTTCATTCGGATATGGTTAAAGCTTTAACAGATGCCGGCAAACTCGATGAAGCTGAGGATGAGGTTGCTGGTTATAAAGAAGTAGCGCAACAAACTACGGAGTGGGTAAACTTATTTGACCCGAAATTTGCAACATCCTCTTTTGAGAAAGGGGACGATTATTTAATGGCGATGCCCGGAATACTAGGACAACTTCTTGGCAAACTGAAAAGAGGTTGGCTATTATCCTGGATGGCCCCCATGAAACGAGGCAAAACTTGGTACCTAAATGAGTTTATGTATGCTGCTCTTACTACTAACTTGCGAGTATGTGTTGTTTCATTGGAGATGACACGAGAAGAAATGGCCCAAAGAGGCTATATGCGTCTAATGGGGGAACCCTTAGAAGAGGGAGAGTTTACGCTACCTATATTTGATTGCTTGCTTAATCAAAATGGAGAGTGTAATCTAGCTTGCAGGACTTGTGATGTTCCTCTTATGGATGAAGACGGGGATATTCCTAAATTTAGGAAGCACATGACATATCAGCCTTGCTCTGCTTGTAGAGGCAAACGTGATGGAGATTTCATTCCTGCGGTGTGGTACACAACTGTAGAAAGAAGAGGTTTGAATTACGGTCGTACAATGAATAAAATAAATGCTTTCCAGAAGACTTGGGGAGGAGCAGGTGTGCGTTTGATTGCTCACCCAATGGGAAGTGCAAACGTGTCTATGGTAGAAAGAAATCTGGACATGTTGGAATACACAGAAGGGTTTGTTCCTGATGTAATAATAATTGACTACGCAGATATTCTTGCTCCTGAGCAATCGGGGCAAAAGGAACGAGAAGCTACCAATGCTACTTGGAAAGCTTTGAAAGGAATGGCACAATCCAGAGGTTGTTTGGTAGTTACTGCTACCCAGTCAAACAGGGATTCCTTTGACCGTAAAAACGTGAAGCAGAAACACACCGGTGAGGATATTAGAAAGCTTGCTCACTTGGATATGATGATTGTTTTAAATCAGACACCTATAGAAAAGAGAAACGGAATCATGCGTATTGGTCTATTAGCTCACAGGCACCATTTCTTTGACGAGTTCTTACAAGCGGAACTTCTGCAATGTCTGTATTTGGGGCAGCCTTTCTTGGATGGTGAAATATACGTTGAACAACAGATTGTATCCCCTGAGGATGAAGATGGAACATCCTAAGATATATTTTCTTGATTCTCTTGCATTATCAAGAAAACTTTTATACAATACATAGAACGAGGAGCTCTTATGAAAAAAGATAAACGGGACGTAAAGCTTTGTCCTTTGTGTGAATTAGGACATAAACCCACAAAAATTGTATATACGGATAAGGGGCAACAACTTTTGAAAGGTTCTAGTTTTTTGGCAGATCTTAATCGTCACTTGGAAGATCACAAGTAAGGAGGAATGAAAATGCTCAGTGTAGTTAAGATTTTTGAGAACGTGGCGTATGCTCATGTACTTCCGGAACATCCTGGGAAATGCAAAAACCCCCACGGACACAACGCCAAGATTGAGGTGGAGTTCCGTCTGCTCGATCACAACGAGGAAATACGATACCCAAATGAGGACGATTCAACGGGCATGGTCCTCGACTTTGGTGAATTGAAGGAGTATCTCAATCCGATCATCGATTCTTTGGATCATGCCAATCTCAATGAAGTTTTGGCTAGACCAGAGTACACCGGCAGGTACCTTCCTCCTACCGCAGAACACATGTGTCTCTATGTTCGGGACAAAATCCATCAAACACCCATCGGCTGTGGACTTACCCGTGTCAGGATTTGGGAAACATCCACTTGTTACGCAGAATGGACGGATACGGAATAGCCATGAAAATTAGACTCCTCTTCAAAAGGTGGAAGGGTGGACCAGTAGATCAGTTAGATTTATTTCTGGATATACTACCTAGAGAAGGGGAGTCTCTTGTTCTTGAAAAGTCCTTAGATTTGAAAGGACCGGTCAGTTTTAGAATTATACGAATTATTCATAATCCAGAAAAACATTTGATAGAATGTGTGGCTAAACCATACAAAACTCTTCCAGAAAAGGAGTTTCACGATGCTTCGGGTGAATAATATTTTTTCTTCCATTGACGGTGAGGTCAACGCCTTTGGTCAAGGAACCATGTCAATTTTTATTCGTCTTGCAGGGTGTAATCTGGACTGTGTTTACTGTGATGCCCCCGAGGCAAAAGAGTATAATGAATCGGATCGAAATATGGCTGCAAGTAGAATAGTTAAGGAGTTGCCTCAATACTCACACACCAAAAAGGTAACAATTACGGGGGGTGAACCTCTCCTCCAAAAAGATTTACGTTTACTTGTTGAAGCCTTGGGAATAGAGGGATACTCTGTCACTGTAGAAACTAACGGTACTCAAGAAGTTTGGTACAATGCAGATTGTTTCTGGGTTATTGATTACAAGTTAACCGAAAATTCTTACTTTTTGGCAGAGAATTTGCCGAAGCTTCGATTTAAAGATTTTATTAAGTTTGTGATTGCTAACGAGCCGCAACTTCTTAGGGCTATCAAGATTATTAAATCTTTGCAATCTGCAACCGAAGCTCGTTTTGCAATCTCTCCTGTTTGTGACAATAATGGTTTTGCCATACACCCCAAAAAGATATTGAGTGCTTTGGAAGCACAATGCTGTACTGCCGTGCTCAATGTTCAACTTCACAAACTTTTAGGGTTGGAGTAAAAACGATACTTTTAATAAATACCAAATAAACCTCTTTACAAAGCTGTGAACTCCTGTATAGTATTTTTTTGTACGTGGAGGACAATTTACAGGAAAGGTCATTAACCTCTTAAAACCTCTAAAGGAGGAAGCCAACAATGTTGTCACCGGAATTTGTAAACGCAAAAAACCTGCGAGTGGAAATCGGGATTCTCAATCATGCCGGCGTGCTCAAAGACGCCGACGGCAAACTCCGCAAAATCCAGACCATGGGCTCCAAGAAGGAACAGCTCGTGAAGGACTTTCTGGCCGGTGTGGAATCCGTTCCCGAAGGCTCCGAGGATGAAAAGAAAATCCCCGAGAGCGTCATCGACATGTTCAACTCCATCGTGGACGGGGTAGACCCCACGGAAGAAGAGCAAGCGGCCAAGAAGAAGAAGGAGCCCAAGGAACGCGGCCCGAACAACGAGCAGAAAGCCGAAGACCTGGTTGCCGCCGGCAAGGGCATGCCTGATGCCGTGGCCCTCTATACCGAGATCTACAAAGCCAAGGGTCAGACCGACGCCACCTTCATCGCCGGCCGTGCCAAGATCTACTACGATATCGGCGCCAAACGGGTCATCAAAAACGAGAAAAAGACCTACACCGCCGACCAGATCGCCTTCGCCACCAAGGCCCGCGAATCCCTCAAGCCGGAAAAGAAGGAAAAGCCCGCCGAGAAGCCTGCTGAAAAAGCCGCCGAGACCAAAACGGAAGCCCCTGCTGAAAAAGCCGCCGAGACCAAAACGGAAACTGCCGCGCCGGCCACCGACGCCAAAACCAAGTAATCCGGCACCTTCATGAACCAAGCACTGATTACCGATCTCCTAACGGAGATTCTATCCAAAGGGTTGGGGTTGGACTTGTCTGACCCCAACCTGAAGGAAACTCCGAAACGCATTGCAAAAATGTGGTGTACGGAGTTCTTAAAAGGCTTGAATGAGAAGCCCCCCAAAGTCACGGTATTCCCCAACGACGAGAAGTATAACGAGCTGATCCTACTAGACACCATTCATTTCGTTTCCATGTGTTCCCACCACTTCCTTCCCTTTTACGGGAAGGCTTGGATCGCTTACGTTCCCAAAGATTTTCTTTTGGGAGCGTCCAAGCCCTCAAGAATTGTCAACCATTTCGCAGCTCGTCCTCAGTTGCAGGAGAACCTCTGTAAACAAGTTCTGGACTGCATCGTCAAAACCGTAGATCCCGCTGGGGTTATTGTGGTCATGAGAGCAGAACACGGCTGTATGACTTGTAGGGGTGTTAACCAGTATGGTGGAGCCTCTATGACAACATCAGCGGTGTATGGTGTTCATGAAAAAGACGCCAAAGCTCGAGGGGAGGCGCTATCCCTCATTCACTTATCCATTAAACAAGGTTAAAGTCTTTGAGAAGAAGGGGTTACCTCCACAACCCCTTCTTTGATTAACACTTTACCCGGAGTCGGAAATGACAATTATGAGCGTTAGGAAAATATCCTCGGTTATCATAAAGACAAGTTTCCCCGCTATCCATTGTTGGCCCGAATGTCCCATTGAAGCTGTATCCTTCCTAAAGACTCCCCATCGTCATGTATTCCACATTACTATGAAATGGCCGGTATTTCATGATGATAGAGATATTGAATTTATCAGCAAAAAAATGCTCGTCGAAAAGTTCCTTAAAGATAACTGGTGGGACCAAGACTTAGGTAAAATGTCATGCGAAATGATGTGTGCCGAACTGATAGACAGATTCGGTGCTGCTTACACCTCGGTATTTGAGGATAACGAAAATGGAGCGGAGGCTTATTATGACTGTAAATCTGTCGAAGGATAAGGTCTACGATGTAGTTATCATAGACCCTGCATCTACCGAGTTTAACAGGGGAAGCTTCTGCTACCTACCTTACATTCTCTATGCTTCATGTAAGGCAGATGGTTTGGATACCCTCCTGATTGAGGATTTCACTGTTGCCAATTTGGACAATCTTCCCAAAGCAAAGAAGTACATGGTTGCTTTGTGGTCATACCCGCAGATTGAGGCTTGTCAAGTAATAAATCGTTTCCTTGAGGGCTACAAAGTCTTCTTCGGCTATTACCCGCTGATCGACAGATACTGTTTGCCCTCGGAAGTAATCCCCAATCATCGCATACTTGAAGGGATTTCCAAGTATCATAGATATTATGAGGATTTTCAAACAATTCTCCTGAGTGATTGTGATATGCACTTACGAGAATACGAAGGTCAGGTTTATCCGTTTTTTACTTCATACGGATGCCCCAAGGGTTGCACTTTTTGCCCCGCCACAAGGAATTGTGAACGAAAACGATTAGCGTTGCCTGAGAGTGTAGTTTGTAATATTCTTCATGAAATGCACGATCGTGGAATAAGAAATCTGCATTTCACTGATGAAAACTTCCTTTTCGATACTGATCGTGCTTACCACATTTTGGAATATGCCCGCAAATTGGGGGGCTTTAACTTCATCGCCTTGGCAGAACCCATAAGCGTTCTCAAGTACACCCAAAAATACGGACACGAAACTTTCCGTGAACAGGGTGTACGCCTTCTTGAAGTCGGTTTGGAAACTGCTTCCCCCGAAGTGGCTTCGGAAATGAAAAAAAGCGGTGTAATTCGTTCCTGTATGGAACTTGCGGAAAACCAACCCACAAATATTTTCTGGCTTACGATGACTTTCTTCCCTGGAGAAACTTTCAAGACTCTCAATATGACGGGAGACTTCCTGCGAAAATACGGGTTTAAGCCCGAAGAACTGTACAGCAGGGTGCAAACTAACGGGACCGAAGCAGGGTTGGGTCAGTTCTTTCAACCTTATCACGGAACGGCGGCCGAAGTTACTTGGGAAGACGGGTTTATTCTCACAGAACGTCCAATGAGACTGCTTCCGAGTTTTATCCCCAATTCCTTTTTGAATGAGGAAATCGTGTACAAAAGGGATATTCAAGATTCAGATCTTGTTTGGTTTAGAATGTATAAAATCGACCCTTACAACATGTCCGACTTTTCGGGAAAGACTGTAAAAGATCATTTGAAACAATCCAAAGTACTCGAGATTAGTCTCGAAGATATTTCCACATATTACGCAATTTGTGGAAGGTTGGGAATTTTATGAGAATTTGGAACTTCTCCATAGAGCCTCTGGAAGAAAGATACTCAGGCCAATGGGCAAAGTGGTTTCTGCGGGAGTTTGCCAATCATGACATTCCTGTGATTGACGTTCCCGGAATAGCTCTGACAGATTCCATCATCACAGGTGCTTTCTTGGATGTGGTTTCTACCAACCATTACAAGCTTTCCCAACTTCAATGGTTCATAAAAAATCTACATTTGTTGAAGGACGGAGACATACTGTTTTTCCATGATTTGTGGTTTCCTGGGCTGGAAGCTTTGCAATACATCCGTCAAGGAAATGACATAAATTTCAAAATCGCTGGGTGCCTTCACGCAGGGACTTACGATTCCCAGGATTTCCTTACTCGTAAAGGAATGCGATATTGGGCTTCTTTTCAAGAGAATGCCTGGTTCAACTTCATAGACTGCATCTTTGTAGCCACAGATTATCACAGGAATCTTTTGTTAAAGACCAGATCCGCGAAAAAGGTGAAAGTAACAAGATTCCCCATGTACCCCGACGAATTTATTCCAGAAACAGAACCCGACGCCGAAAGGGAGTGCATCCTGTTTCCTCACCGTTTGGATCCTGAAAAACGACCGGATCTTTTCGATAACTTGGAATTTCAATTACCAGAAACAAGATTCCTCAGAACCAAAAATGCTTGCATGGATAAACGGTCGTACTATGAATTGTTGGGCACTGGAAAAATAGCCGTTTCCTTTGCTTTACAAGAAACGTGGGGAATTGCCATGCAGGAAGCTCTTTTCTGTGGGTGTATCCCCTTGGTGCCCAATGACCTCAGTTATCCTGAATTATACCCCAAAAGATTCATTTATACAAGCTGGAATGATTTAGTTGACAAAATCCATATGATTCAGAACCCCGTAAATAACCAATTATTTGATACTCAAATTAAAGTTACTCAAAAAGTTCTTCGGAGAATGGGTGAAAAAGCCATCCCCAAAATGATCAACGAGATGAGGCTTCTGTGACCGAGAATGTAAGAATATTTCTTGACTCTGGTGCCCCTAGTCTTTACAACACTCTGGTGCGTAAAGACAAAAAGGCTACCTATATGGGCTCCTATCTTGAGGATAGGAAATTTGACGTTTACCCTTTTTTAGATGTTCACCAATGTCCCAATAGTAGGGACTACGGTACTTGGGAAAATGCGGAGCCCTGTTTATCTTGTCCTCTTTCTGAAATATGCAGTAGTAGGAAAATATATTTAGAGTACAGAGACGGTTATGTACAATTTATTCTAAAGTACAAAGACCATCTGGAGGTTTACGCAAATTTGGATGTGATTAACAACCCAGAAGCGACATGGGATAATCAGAAGTACCTAGAGTCTTTCGGGTTGACACCTATTCCAGTATTTCATTTCGGGTGTGATGAAAAGTGGTTGGAAATGTACTTGGAATTGGGATATACTTACATTGCTATGGGCGGTATGATTCCTAACCCTCCCAAAGTGCTTATCCCCAACCTTGACAGAATTTGGTCTACCATGTTAACCGACGACAAAGGAATGCCCCTTGTCAAAGTACATGGGTTCGCGGTCACATCTGCAAAGCTTGTCAATCGTTACCCCTGGTATAGTTGTGACAGTACCAGTTGGGTCAAGTTCGGAAAATATGGCATTGTGTGTGTACCTAGATGGAGGTCAGGAGAATACATTTATGACGAGCCTGCGTGGTCCGTTGTCGTCTCTACCCGCTCACCTTCTATTAAGATTGAAGGAAAGCATTTGAAAAACTTTACCGATGCTGAGCGAAAATTCATTACTCGCTACTTTGAAGAAAAAGGGTTCGTTCTCGGAGAATCCGAGTTTCGCATGGAACCGTCAGACTACAAACTCGAAGAAGACGAGCGTTGGGACGGAAAAGCCGTTGACGGTCAACGTAGTGTCGAGAAAATTCTTATTCGAGGCTTGTCTAACGATTATCGGAAAAGGGATGAACTAAACATCCTTTATTATTTAGATCTGGAAAAAAGTATTCCAGAATGGCCCTGGGTGTTTCAACATAAGGTAAAACAACAATCACAACCCAAGCTCTTCTGTTTGAAGGACTTACAGGGAGGAAACAATGGTTAAGGAAAAAGAATTACATGTGGCAGAACTCGTCTCCGGGCAACTTATAGCCTATTACAAAGTCCCTGGTGATGATTTGTGGCATAATCCCAGGAGTATAATTGTCCACACCAACCCCGAACAACCTATGATGAAAGGTCTTCAAATTGAAGACTGGTTGATATTCTCGGATTTCAAAAGCTGCAAAGCTGTTTCCAAGGACAAAATTGTAATCACTTACAAGGCCAATTCCATCCTTGTTCGGAAAATGATTGAGTGGGAAGAGTCCGTAGCCAGGGCTAAGGAGGCCCATATTCAAGGCCCCTCCAAAGTAGCTGCTCCTCCCACAGGACTCATTATCCCCAAACACCTCAACCCTGCTAACAAAGGGTAAGAGTACATGATCATATTTCACGCAGGGAACTTTCCCCAAATGAAGAGCCCGGATTTGGAACGAGGTATGCGTGATCTAGTTCTTCAACGGAGTCCTCATTATGCCAGACTGTTGGCATTCTACTATAAAGGGGATTGCGAAACGGTGTTCCGGGCTCTGGGAGTGGAAGATGAAAACGATTTGGAAGTACCTAATCCCGAGTAGTGGTAAATTTGCCTTAGAAATACCGCCCGCAAGTGGCAAATGCATTTGGGAAAGAATTATACGAGTAGATACACAAGACGATCAAGCCTGCATGTGGATAGAGGTGGATACGGATGCCGTCAAAATCACACACACGTTTGAAGCTGTAGGAACTGGACATAAATTACCCAAAAAGGGGGTCTACTTAGGCTCCTGGGAAAACAGAGCAAACTTCGATATTTGGCACTTGTTTCATGTAGGGTAAGGAGGGCTCTGACCCTATCTACAGGGGAGGCGGGCAACACCCCCTCCCCTTTTAATTTGGAGAATTATGCATATCTATTTAGCAGGGGCAGGAGACGATTTGTGGGATTGTGTAGAGGGTGCTTGTGAAAAGGCTGGAGTTAAACCCACGGTTATATTTTCTTTTTATGATTTATTCCTAGCAGGATTTAAGTTCCGTAGGCGTAGTTGGCAAAATATAACCAACTCTGTACTACCTGAGGATATGAATAACCTATAAAAGGGGGTCTTATGGACACACCGAAAGCGTTTACTTTACTTGGTATTATACTTCTTTCGGTTGCATTGGGAGGATTTATAGGTTCACAACCAAATTTTTCTTTGGCTATCAACAGTTTCAATGAAGGTGTTTTATCCAAAACTCAAAGTGTTAAAAAGAAGTCGATTAAAAAAGTTCATACTCAAAAACAAATGTATACTATAAAGGATTTACCTAAAGGGTTTATCATTGTTAAAGGAAGCGATAAAAAATATTACTGGAAAAAATTAGAAACAGGAAATTTATCTTTTTCAGAAAACACTTTGTTCGATGCTGTAGAGGACGCCATTGGTTTTGTTGCTTACTTAAAAGGTAAAAAAGAAAGGATTTATTCTGAAATAACACACTAATGGAGAAAATTAAATTGGGGTAGTGGTAATGCTTGCATACCATTTTTAATTGTGCTATTTCTTATTGAAATTACAGGAGGTTTCCGTGAAGCTTAATCGAAACACCGCAATCACTGTTCTTACTAAAGTCAAACCTGGTTTGGCGAAGAAAGCAATCGTTGAACAGTTTACTCACTTCATCTTCACAGGTGGTGAGGTTGTGACCTACAACGACACACTCTGTATCTGTCACCCTTTTGAGACAGACTTCGCTTGTTCGGTTAAGGCCGATGACCTTCACAAGATGCTTGCCGGCATCCAGGAAGAAGAGATAGACATTTCTTTTGAAGACGGTCAGTTGAATGTCAACTCGGGAAAGACCAAAGCCGGCCTTTCAACTACTGTGGAACAGGAAGCGGAAAAACTGATTGCTGTTCTCGATCTGCCCAGGCTTACGGAAATGTGGAAACCTGTTCCCCCCGATTTCATCCAGGGAATGTTTCTCACAATGTTTGCCGCTGCTTCGGACATGACGCAAGGCGTTTTGACTTGCGTTTACGTTGACGGCCCTCGTTTGATGTCGTCAGATGAAACGAGAATCAGCATCTACCAGCTGGAAAGCGACACGGGTATGCAAGTGCTTATCCCCGCACGTTCCGTCGCTGAGCTTGTCAAATTCAACGTCGTCAAGTATGCCATGACCGACAACTGGATCCACTTCACAACGGAAGAAGGTGTGGTTTTCAGTTCCCGCATCCTGGTCGGCGACTTCCCCGATCTTTCCAAATTTTTGGACGTGGAGGGGACGAAACTCAAACTTCCTGGGGAACTCAAAGACCTTATTGACTCCATCTCTTTTATGACAGAGGGTGAAGTTTCTCTCGATAAGAGAGTGGACGTCAACGTGACTGGAAAGGTAATCTCCTGTCGCGCAGAGAAGGAAGTGGGCTGGATCGAAAAGCAACTGGACTTCGAGTTCAAAAGAGATCCGGTTCGCTTTGTCATCAACCCGAGTTTTCTTTCTCAGATTCTGGAGAAAGCAACCATACTCACAATCGCGGAAGGGGCAGCGTTGTTTACCTCAGGTACTTTCAAGCACCTGATATCCCTGCCCGTGAGTAATAGCGGCAAGTCATAATCTTGCCATCCCGCAGTCATATTCGCAATCGTTGAAGCGGGCAACAATCATGCTCAGAGGGACTGCAGTGTTGTTGCCCTGCACGCTCTGAGAGGCTCTCACCCGCAAATTCGCACACAGAGAGGCCTAGACTCCGGGGGTAGCCAAGGGTCTATTCCAATTTAAAATAAGGGCAACAACCCGATATTATGATTATATATTTTGCAGGTGTTCCAGGCGGGGCTCAAAAACAACGTGAAGTAGAACTCTTGGAAAGGGGGGATATGACAAATCGACTCGTCACCTTTTTCTACACTCAAAAGACAGTAGTGACCCTTCAATATTACAAGGGTTTGGATGTAGATAGTTCCCAATTTAAAGATTTTGCAGAGAGGGTGCGATGAACGGATTTTTCTCTATTAAAGATATGCCCGGCAATACTTGTGTCAGTTTATCCAAGAATGCTACCCCTTTTGGAACATCTCTTCCAAATCCTTACACTTATATGAACCCCGGCCCACCTATGTGTGAGTCTTGCGGGCTAGACAAAGGTTGTGTGACTCCTAGAATGCCTTGGATGGGCAAAGGGGAGAAACGACTGTTGATTATTCTTGAGGCTCCGGATGAAGTAGGAGATAATAACGGGATGCCGCTACAAGGATCTATAGGTAACTGGTTTCGAGATGAACTTAAATCCTTTGGAATAAATGTATTTAGAGACGCACATGTAATCAATGCCGCAAATTGTCGCCCCCCTGCCAACAGACCCCCGAACAAAACAGAATTAAAATGTTGCAAGCCTTATGTGATGAAGGCTATTAGAGACCTTAAACCTACTCATATATGGCTTCTGGGTAAAGCACCTATGGAGTCGATGTTTATGGGTAGGTTCTCTCAAATCACAGCTTCTCGGTTTCGCAAGTTCTGTATTCCAGATCATTTCTTAAACGCACTCATTATACCTTTATTTCACCCTTCTTATGCTTATCGGGATAGAAAGGACCGAAGTGATGTTACCTTATCTGTCTTTCGTAAGGATTTAGAGTTTGCTGTACAATGCCTCAAAAGGAAAATGCCAGCTCCTGTGGACATAGAAACCACTGTACATTGTTTATATAAGTATGAAGATGTTATCGGAATGTTTAAGAATGTATTAGATCAAAAGCCTCCTATTTCTTATGACATAGAAACCAACGCCTTGAAACCGTACAGACGCGGTTGCAAAATACTGACCACTTCTTTAGGATACGATGATCTTGCTTATGCTTGGCCTATGATGTGGAAGTCTTATTGGGACTCCAATCAACTCAAGGGCATCACGGACATGTGGAAACGGATCTTAGAGCATAAAGAAATACTAAAAATTGCTCATAACTCTAAATTTGAGGGGGAGTGGGATAGAGAAATACACGGTGTTGAGGTTCAGAATTTAAGTTGGTGTTCCATGAACACGGCTCACCTACTTGATGATAGAAAGAAAGTATCGGGATTAAAATTTCAAGCTTATGTTCGATGGGGTGTAGAAGAATATGATAAAGACATAGACCCTTACAAAAAATCGGCTCCTGGAGAATTCTTTAATCGTATGGAGGAAGTGCCACTCCCCCATGTTTTAAAATACAACGGAATAGATTCTCTGCTCACTAAGAGACTGTACTTGGAACAACGTGCAGAATTAAAGGGAAAGAACGGGTTGCTTCGGGCTCGTCGTTTCTGGCAACAAGGATTAGTTGTATGTGGTGAGATGCAACGGAAAGGCATCCCCATGGATAGACAATACTATCTTGAGGAAGAAAAACGCCTACGAGAACAGATAAATAGAATAACTATCCGACTACAAGATTCTCTCGAAGCAGAGATTTTTATAAAGAATACCGGTCGTCGCATTAAAATAGGATCGGATAAAGATCTTAGGTACTTATTGTTTGACCTCATGGGGATGGTTCCTGAAAAGAAAACAGAGTCCGGGCTTGCTTCCGTAGATGAGGAAGTGCTTGTAGGGATGGATAATCCATTCATTAAACGCCTCATGCGCTTGAGGAAGTTAGAAAAGATATGTGATACTTATATGGCTCAATTCCTCAGGGAAATTGACGACGATGAAAAAATCCACCCCTTCTTCGATCTACATACTGCTCGAACATATCGTAGTTCTAGTAGTAAACCTAATTTTCATAATGTTCCTGTAAGAGATGAAGCGGCACGTAGAGCTTGTAGGAGCGGTGTAAAAGCTTCACCCGGAAGACGTTTGGCTGAAAACGATTACGGCGCGATTGAAATTCGTATTTTAGCATGTTATACTCAGGACCCTGTGTTAGTAAATTATATTCAAGACCCAACTACAGATATGCACAGGGACCAAGCAATGAAGATTTTTCAGTTGCGCCAAGATCAAGTTGCTAAGATGTTACGTTTCCATGCTAAAAACGGACAAGTCTTTCCCATGGTTTACGGTTCATGGTATAAAGCATGTGCCAGAACTATTTGGGATGCCTGTTGGGTTACCAATATGAAGACCGAAGACGGTATACCCATACAAGAACACTTCCATGATATAGGCATTCATGTATTCCAAGATTTTGAAAAACACATGAAAGATGTTGAAGATGATTTCTGGACACGCCTTGCAGCTACCAAGAAGTGGCAAGAAAAATCCATCAAAGATTTTGTTCGCGATGGGTATGTGGAAATGTTCTTTGGACATAGACGCTCTGGATACCTATCGAAAAACGAGATTATCAATACAAAGATTCAGGGGACTGCTTTTCACTGTCTGCTTTGGTCAGCAAATGAGGTTAACGAGGAAGCTAAGGCTGCTGGGTGGGATTCTGACCTTATAGGGCAGATACATGACTGTATGCTCACGGATACTGTTCCCGAAGAACAAAACAAAGTGGTGTCTACCATACGAACTATCTCTTGTGAATACATCAGAGAGGAACACCCCTGGATTATCGTTCCACTTGACATTGAAACAGAGTTCACCCCCATTGACGGGAGTTGGTTCGACAAGACGGAAGTCACCTTTACTGACAACACCTGGAAAGACAAGAAGGGTGTTGAGTACAACCTAGTTCATTAGGAGAACCTATGACACGGAAAGAAGTATTCCTAGCGTGGACGGAAAGTGTGACCGAGGATGCGGCAGACCTTGCTGCTCTAGTTCAAAACCCTATTCATGAAATAGATGTGGATGTGCATCTTATGGAATTGGATAGGAAGTTTAGAGACTTCGAACAAAAGATCCACGATCTTAAAATCAACACTGAAGAGTGTATAAAACGTGAATTTATACCTAGCAGGTAATTCCGGTAACGGAAAAACGGGCATAATGAGAGAAGATATGATCCTCCGAGTAGGGGGAAATAGAATCTTCTCCTTTTTCTGGCACGGGGATGGTAGGGAATTCAATAAGCATTTCTTAATGTGGAAAGGAGTTAAAAAACATGGACGCAACTAGGAACCTCCCCGAAAAATATCGCCCCAGAAACTTCGCTGAAATGATGGGGAATGAAAGCATCCTGGAAAGCTTAGGAACTATCGTTGCAAGGGAAACAGGTCTTCCCCATGCGTTTCTATTTCACGGACCATCAGGTTGTGGGAAGACTACCCTAGGATTCATCCTGCAACAATACCTCAAGTGTGCGGATACGGACTTCATGTATTTGAATACTTCCAATTTGAGGGGCATTGACACCATCAGGGACTTGACTGCCAAAGCGTCATACAGACCCATGGCTGGTCCTACGAAAGTATATCTCTTGGACGAGTGTCATAAGCTGACCAACGAGGCTCAGAATGCTCTACTTCGTATATTGGAGTATCCTCCTGATCATGTATACTTCATTCTTTGTACTACGGATCCTCAAAAACTTCTGGGAACAATCCGAAACAGGTGTTCTACTTTCAAAGTGTCCAGTCTGCAACGGTCACAAATGACCAGGCTTTTGAACTCCATTTGTAAAGAAGAGGGAGTAAATTTTCCGGATAACATCATACAAGCTATTGTCAAAGTAGCGGAAGGTTCTCCGAGAGCAGGAATTAAGATTTTAGATCAAATAATAGATATTCCAAGTGACGCGGGGGCTCTGGCTGCCATTGAATCTTTTTCTCCCGATGAAGCATCTATTATCGAAGTATGCAGGGTGCTTGCAGACAAAGGTGACTTTGCCAGCAAGTGGACACGCATAATTCCTGTGTTGAAGATTTTGGAAGAAGATGCAGAAAAATCCCGTTATGCTTTACTCACATACTTGAGTAAAGTGTTGGTAGGAAAAGCCAACGGGGATGATTCGATAGCCAGGATGTTGGTTGTACTTTCGGAGTCGGTCATGTACTCGGGGATGCCGGGGCTCACAGCCCAAATCTATATGTGCTGCAAAGCATAACCCCGCAAAATATATCTTGCTTTTTAAACGCGATAAGTTAAAATGAAGCTATGGAAAAACTACCCGTCATAGATAAATGGTCGTTAGATACAGAGTGGGAACTTCAACCAGAGTTAGTTGAAGCGTACCAGGACGAGTTAGCCGAAGCGATGGAAACACGGGATTTAATCGCCAACGACATACGAAACAGGGAAGCTTTGTTGGACAAAGACATTAGGGAAAACCCTGAGGTCTATGATTTCCAATATAAGCCTGCAGAAACTGCCATTCCTAAAGCCATAATAAGAGATCCTGAGCTTCAAGCAATGCAATTAAAATTGATTTATGCCAACAAACACGCCAACATGTTACGCGGTAGAGTGTTTGCTTTACAGGACAGAAAGGTTGCTCTGGAAAGCCTACAACGATTATATTTTGCGGCTTACTATGCCGATTCTCATTTCTCTAAAAAGGAGGTTGAGGAACAACAAGAAACTTCTGCTGGTTTAGGTAACAACCCCCGATTACAAAAAATAGAAGAAAGGAGGAAAGCCAATGGGGATTGATCGTAAAGCAATGAAGGATGACCTTCTGGGTCGAAGTGAGGAGTCATATCAGAACAAGGATGACTCTGGTCGATTCGGAACGTTCTTTGACAAAGCAAACATGAAACTCTGGAAATGTGCTGAGGGTGACCACTATGTGGACATTCTTCCTTGGCAAGTTGGAACCAAATACCCAACCAAAAACTATGCAAACATCGTTCCTGGAAAGTGGGCGTACTTCTTGGACGTATGGATCCATCGCAACATCGGTGCCGGTGACGACTCGATCGTTTGCCCCTTGGCCAACTACGGGTTGCCCTGTCCTGTCTGCGAATACGTGAACGAACTTCGCAAAGACCCTGACGCCGACAAGGAACCTCTCAAGAAGATGATCGGAAAGATTCGTGCTGCCCGTCGAACTATGTACAACCTCATTTGTTACGACGGTAACGAAGAACGAAAAGGTGTGCAGGTTTGGGAAGTCTCCCATTTCTACATGCAGAAACATCTGGCAGAGCGTGCTCGTAACAAGAAAGACGGCGGTTTCATGCTCTTCACCGACCCCGACGAGGGTAAGCAGGTTTTCTTCACACGCACCGGTACTACCATGAACTCCACGGAGTACTCGGCCCACGAGTTCCTCGAAAGGGATTACAAAATCTCCGACGACGAACTCGAAGCTTGTATCCAACTGGACGAGAGACTACACATCAAGAATTACGAGGAACTCTGCGCTATGTTCTATGCGGGTGCTTCGGGTGAAGCTTTATTCAATACTGGCGAGAAGAATAAATCCGACGACACCCCTGCAGATGCTCCTCGTACTTCTCGTCGAGCTGGTGGTGCTCCTCAAACAGGAACTCCGGCACCGGATGAAGCTTCCCCGAAACGACGGGCAGCAACACCGGAACAAGAGCCGGAACAAGAACCCGAACAAGAGCCGGATACGCCTCCCGAGGACGATATCCCTTTTGAAGAAGGCTCAGACACCCCCAAAGAACCTGAGACCGCAGAAGAACCCCCGGAACAGAAAGCCCCGGAAAAGGTTGCTCAGGGAGCATGTCCGGGTGGTGGGACCTTCGGCAAGGACATCGACACTTTGGATCATTGTTCCAAACCCTGTGCTGTCTGGGAGGAATGCATGAAAAAAGCAGACGAGCTAGAACATGCTCGTAAAGCTCAGACACCTTCCGGAACTGCCCGCAGAGCTTCTTCCGCCAAAGAAGAGACCCCCGTTTCCCGTAGACGGGGTGGCGGAGCGTAGTAAATAAAGGGGGAGGAAACTCCCCCTTAACTCAAAAGAGGAACACATGGCAGAGTTGAGAAGGGCCCGACGTTCCACAACTCCTGAAAAACAACCCGAAGCACCTCCTGACGACGACGGGTTTAAGGAAGGAGATGATGAAGGAGATAATTCTTTTTTAAAGGATGCTCCTGCACCTCGTATTTTTCTTCCGACAGGATCCGTTATGCTGAACCTTGCTTGTAGTAACGACCCTTTTGGGGGTTACGGTGTCGGCAGAATGGCAAACTTGATCGGGGATAGTTCCGCAGGTAAGTCATTGCTTGCTCTTTCGGGGCTGGCTGAAATGGCTAACCACGATCGTTGGAAAGATTATGATCTTATTCACGACGACGCGGAAGCTGCTCGACAGTTCAACATGGAGGCAATGTTTGGACCGAACTTGGTCCAAAGACTTACCAAGGATGTCATGTCAGGGACTGTGGAAGAATTTTACACTAACATTCTAAAAGCAATCCGGAAAAACAAACCCTTCATCTATGTCCTTGACAGTTTGGACGCCCTCACTTCCAAAGCTGAGGTTGAACGCTCTGACGAGTACGCTAATGAAGAAGAGGTAGGTGGTTCTTTCAAGACAGACAAACAACGCCTTATGAGTGAGTTGTTTCGGGTTGTTGCTCGGGACATTCTCAAGTCTGAGGGTATGCTTCTCGTTATCTCCCAAACAAGGGATAACATGAAAGCAAAAAGCCCCTGGGACCCCAAGAATGTTCGCTCTGGAGGCAGGGCTCTCAAGTTTTACTCTACCCATGAAATCTGGTTAGCTGGGCGGGGAGCAGAGAAGGCCAAGGGGCAACAAATTGGAAACAAAGTTATTGGTAAAGTATCCAAAAACAAAGTTACTGGAAAGAAAAGAAAGGTGGAATTTTCCATCTTTGACGACTACGGTGTGGATGATATCACATCCGTGTTCGATTTTCTAGTTGAGGAGAAGCACTGGAAACGTGCTGCTCGTACTCGTGAAATCGACGCCTTCGACCTCGACATGGGGGGTTCCCAAGCTGAGTTGATTCAAGAAATTGAGGAACAAGGACTGGAGGATAAACTCTTTGAAATAGCTAGGACGGTATGGCTTGACAGAGAGGACTCTTTAAAACTTACACGAAAGGCGAAGTTCCATGGATAACACCCTTGTTGTCTTCGATTCTCATGCGGTTGGGCATACTGTAAAACACTCAATCAAAGACATGTCTTTCGAGGACCAACAGACGGGTGTGATGTACGGGTTCCTGCGACAGGTGCTCAAGTTAGCGGTGGAGTTCCAGACAAAGAGATTCGCGTTTGCCTGGGACTCCCCTCTTTCTTGTCGCCATGCTGTATACGATGGATATAAGTCCAACAGAAGAAAGGAGATGACCGAGGAAGAGAAAAACTTACAACGGTTAGCGATTGATCAATTTAATCTTTTACGCACAAAAGTTCTTCCAGAAATAGGATTTCGTAACATATTTATACAAAACGGAATGGAAGCAGACGATCTGGTTGCTGAGATCGTCATGCATACCCCCGGATCTAATATTTTAGTATCCTCAGATGAGGATTTATATCAGTTGTTAGACTACTGTAAAATGTATAAACTTCGGAAGAAGGGTGTGTACTCCAAAAAGGATTTCATTGAAGAGTTTGGAATCGAACCTTCCTTATGGTGGAAAGCAAAACAGCTTATGGGTTGCCCTGGTGACTGTGTTCCTGGGGTAAAGGGTGTAGGAGTAAAAACTGCTATCAAATATCTTAAGGGTGCTGTAGTGTCTAAGCTACCTGCAATATTAGAATTTAAAGCTGACCCTCAGTTTCCTTTGAATGAAACTTTGGTAAGACTTCCTCACCCAAGAACAAACCCCATCACATTAGTAGAAGACGAATTTGATATAGATGGATTTCTTGCTGTTTGTGATAGATATTCTTTTATGTCCCTCAACTCGGGGAACTCCTTAACTAACTGGAAAAGGATATTTTTTAATGCCTAACTACCTAGGATTGGATGTAAGTCTATCTAATACAGGCTGGTGTCTTCTTGATGAAGAAGGAGAGGTTGTGGGTTTAGGTTCTATCCCCTCCAAGAAACAGGTTACTAAAGTTCAACGTGTTTTGATGATTGCGGATGTGTTTCTTAATTCCTTTATTTCTGATATCAAGACAGACACGTTCGTTCTGTTTGAAGGGTATGCTATGGGGGCAAAGGGCAGAACTTTTGACATAGCTGAGTTGGGCGGCGTACTGCGCTATATTTTGGCACAGGAAATGGCGGTTCCTGTAAGAAACATTCTGGATGTTTCTCCTACTACATTAAAGATTTTCGTTGCCGGTAAGGGTAACGCTCAAAAAGATAAAATGATGTTGGAAGTATTCAAAACTTGGGGAATTGAGTCTAGGTGTGACGACGAAGCCGATGCAGTCGGACTGGCTAAAATGATTTATATGTTGTTTCATTCCAAAGGGGGAAACCCAGGTCGTGTAGACGAGTCTCTACTGTCTTTGGCACACCAAAACAATTATACATACCCTATGGGGAAAATAAAACGTTCTATAAGAACGACTTGCTAAATCTAAAAAATACATATATTATAAGTACATGCATTAGATTTAATCTATTAAAAGGAAATCGAAATGGAAACCACAGAACTATTCAACAACCTAGTCGAATCTGTAGCAACTACTTTGGGGGAGAACCCCTTGACTGTCAGAGGTGCTCTTCAAAAGCTGGGTTCCTTCGACGAACTGATCACCGTATCACTGGCAGCAAACGAACTGAATATTTCGCTCATGGATGCTGTTGCTCGTAGAGACAATCACTCTGCAGAGTTTGAAGGCACGGTTGCAGATATCACAAGGCGTGCGTCTGCTGGTATCATACATTAAACTTCAATGATTACAACTAGGGAAATTTCACGGAGAACGCTGGAACAAAAAAGCTATGTATACTATGTCAAGAAAACACTTTACCTATGCTTAGAACGAAGAGCTCGTAGCGAGTTTTAACGGAAAAGTGAGGAGTTCTTGTATGTCAGACAACAAATTTTTTTCCTTAGCCGATGCTCCTAAAGTGCGAAGAATTCATAGGCAGGTTGCAGAAGTTACTGCCGAGGACTCGACTGCATCGTTAGCAGTAGTTTTTAATGCCCTCGAAAGGTTGGCGGCGGTAAGTAGTAAAAATGCCAAACAGGATATACTTGCAGAAGAGTACCAAAAGCTAGGCGGGGTCTTCAAAAGAATATTCTTTATGGCATATGATCCTCTTCTTCGATTTAATACCACACAAGTAAATTTTTTAGGCCGTACAGCTATGGCTGATGCAGAAGCGGCCCTAGACTACCTGGAGATTTTAGCAAAGAAACGGGGTTGTACCAACGATGAAAGAGCAGCCTTGGATGTACTTTCCTCTTACGATAGACAAACTGTGGAAGTGATACGTAGGATTGTGACCAAGGACCTTCGTTGTGGTGTGGGTGCTAAGACCATCCAGAAAGTATGGCCCGACTTTGAGATTTATGAGGTTATGCTTTGTCAAAGAGATTTCAATAAATTCCGAAAAGCTGTAGCAGGTATGGACGCTTATAATTCCTGTTTCTGGGATATGTTTTGTTACTCCGTAAAGATGAACGGTGTACGCAATACGGCTATGGTTTTCGAACACGGAGATATACATCATATTTCCCGCAACGGTCTTCCGTACCCCAATTTTGCTGTATTAAATGAAGAGATCCTTGCTCAAGCAGAGCATATTCAAAATATGCACAATGTAGGTTGGCCGTTAGAACTTGATGGTGAAGTGACCACAACAGATGTTCGATTCCAGAAAGTTATGACTCAAGTTCGAAGACAAAAAGAAATGGACCCGTCCACTTTTAGATTCTTTATCTTTGATGTAATTTGTGATCTTCCTTTTTATGCTCGATACGATCTTCTAACTCAACACTTTCCCATACAAACGGGCATACCTGCAGAGTTGAATGTTCCCAATAAAGTTCTTACTTTGCAACACGTTTTTAATCATGATTTAAGATCGAAAGAGGATGTTGATCAACTGACCAAAGCTTTCATTTCTAAGAAATGTGAAGGTTTGGTTCTTAAAAAGATAGATGGTGGATACAAAAGAAAAAGAGACAATCAGTGGTGCAAAAATAAAGCATTGTACATTAAAGGTTCTGGAGTTGAAGTTGACTTGCCCGTTCTTAGATGGGAATACGGAAAGCCCACAGGAAAGTTCAAAGATTGTATGGGCTCCTTAATATGCGACTACAATGGTGTGGAAGTAAGTGTGGGTGGCGGGTACTCCGAAGCACAACGAGTAGATTTTATGACCAATACCCCACAGATCATAGAAGTATTTGCAGAGAGTGAGACTGAGGACAAGAGTTTGTTCTTCCCCATCTTTCAACGGGTGCGGGACGATCTATAATATCAAGTATATATTTAGGAACTATAAGGACTTCAAAAATGATACGAAGCCTACGCATAAAGAACTTCCAGATCCATAAAGAATCCTTCATGGGATTCGGGCCCGGTGTCAACGCCATCGTAGGAAGTTCTGATAACGGCAAGTCTTCTGTATTCAGGGCATTACGTTGGGTTATTCTAAACCGACCTGGAGGTTTTGCCTTTCGTAATTGGGACTGCGGAAAAGGCGGTCTTGTAACCGTTAACTTAGATATAGATGAACAAACAATCACCAGAAGAAAAACGGAAGGAGAGAATGTATATCTAGTTTCCAAAGCACAACGAGAAGACGGGGTTCTTCGTAGATCCAGAGGGGAAGGAAAAACAGATGACTCTAATAAGTATGAAGCCATAAAATCCGATGTTCCCCCTGAGGTTGCTTCTCTTCTCAACATATCCAAATATAGCTTACAACCCCAGCTTGACGAGCACTTTCTTATCAGATCCACACCTGGCGAAGTTATGCGGGAGTTGAACTCTGTAGTTGGATTAGAAGATATTCAAGCTGTCTTTAAGATAATCAATAAATGGACTCTGGGCACTAACAGAGATATCGAAACAGGTAGAGGTGTTATCACTGACACCGAAGAACGATTGCTGAGTTATGACGGACTAGATGATATCAAACAGCAAGCTGAGGGTCTCCAATCTAAAGTAGTTGCACTTGAGAAATTACGAGAAAAAATTGAAAGGTTGATTTTTATACTTGATTTTATAGATACTCAAAATGCTAATCGTAGAAAGTTTGCCAAGATAGCTTTACAACGCAAAATGATAGATTTATTGCGAGGTTTGGTGGGGGATAAAGTAGAACTAGATAAGAAAATAGGTAAACTGGGACCCTTACTGAACAGCATTAAAGAATTGGATGAAAAGTTACCTACTTTTGATGGAATTATAGCATGTAGAAGTTTTCTAGAGCCTGTTCGTGTGGTTCTAAATAAAAAAACTGAATTGGATCGAAAAATAAAATCCTTGGTTACACTCATAAAGCAATCAAAAGATCTATACTTTTTTGAAGAAGGCGAACAAGAAAAATTATATGATGCACAGGAAGCTCTGAGACTTTACCGAAAGAAAATAGGTGTCTGTCCTGTGTGCAAAAAACCCTGGGAGGAGTCACATGACCATAGCAATGGTTCCTGAAACTAAGGACAGAGAAGATTTGGGTTACCTTTTAAATCTTTTCGGAAAAGGCAAAACTATTGTTCTGGATGGTGAAGAACATAAAATTTTAGGGGTTGTAAGCGGAAGATGTATCACTATGAAAGTAGAGGATTCAGATAAAGAAGCCGCTCCTATGTTCACAACCCCCTCAGATTTTGCCTTAGAACAATTGGCAGAACAAAAGAGTGATACTGTGGTGGAATCCAGAACTAGAAGGGCTACCAGATGAAAATACTTTGTTTAGGGGATGTTCACTTAAGGGCTTCCCGCCCTAAGAATCGCATGGACGATTATCTTGAAACTCAATTCGATAAATTTTGTTACATTTACGAGTGGGCGATAGATAATTTTGTTGATGCGATTGCACAACCTGGAGATTTCTTTGATTTTCATTCTCCGCCCTACTCTTTACTAAACAAATACCTGGATTACTTAAAAGGGTTTATCACACCTGTTCCGATATATACTACTTTCGGACAGCATGATCTTCGTTATCACTCTTTACAATCCAGGTTCAATACCCCGTTAACTACATTACAAAAAGCAGGCGTTTTGGAAATAGGATTGGCGACTAACCCAATCACTGTAACTTCAAACAGAACTGTTAATTTCCATTTTGCGGCCTGGGGAGAAGAAGTCCCTAAAATAAAATCTGTTCCCGGAGTGACCAACATTCTTATACTCCACAGAATGATTGTAAATGAAAAACTTTGGGCTGGGCAGGAATCCTTTGATTTTTGTAGTGCGTTCTTAAAAAATCATCCATATGATTTAATTATATCTGGAGATAATCATACTTCGTTTGATCAAACATACAGGATGCGTTACTTAGTTAATTGTGGTTCTATGATGCGTACTACGATTGCTCAAACAAAACACCAACCCTGTTTCTATGTTTATGATACGGACGATACAAGTTTGGAAAAATATCTTATTCCTATCGAACCTATTGAAGAAGTTATGGATCTTGACAGGGTGCAGATTGTCTCGGATCGAAACGAGAAGCTGGAGGAGTTTGTTACTTCTTTAACCGTCCAACATGAAGTGACTCTCAATTTTAGAGAAAACTTAGGGAAGGTTGTTGAAAGCGTTCCTTTGGGTGTAAAGGACGTTATACAAAGAGCATTTGAGGAGATAGACGATGGACCCAATAGTTAGTGAATTAGAACGACTTGATAAAAAAGTAAGTGAAGCGGAACAGAGTAAAGCTCGTGTCGAGGGTCAACTCTCTGCTAATCGAGACCAACTGGAAAAAGAATTTAGTGTCACCTCTACCAAAGAGGGTGACGAGCTTCTGTGTACTTTCCAGAAGGAGGCCGATCTTCTGGAAGGACAGATTACCGAAGTCTTAGCATCTATCAAGGAGGCTTTAGGTGACTCCTAAAGAAGAATTGAACAAAATCCTTAGAAGAATCTCCCAGTTTGAAGGGGAACGAAAAGTCTTGAACGAACAACTTGCCTCTGAAAAAATCAAGTTAGATACTAATGTGCAGTCAGCAGAGTATCTGGTTCAAGCTCGTGCCGTTGTGCAGGATGTTGCCAAATCCACACTATCTAAACTAGAACTCCATATAGCCTCCATAGTTTCCTTGGCGTTGAGTTCTGTTTTTCCTGACCCCTACGAGTTTGTATTAGAATTCGTAGAGAGGAGGAACCAGACAGAAGCAATGCTGTGGTTCAAACGTGGTGAAGAACTCTTAAAGCCTGAGGATGCTTCTGGTTGTGGACCGATGGATGTTGCATCCTTTGCTCTTAGGATAGCTTTCATAAGCTTAGCCAACCAGAGACGAGTAGTCATTCTGGATGAACCGTTCAAATATGTATCTGTAGATCTTCAAGAAGCTTGTTCAGAGATGCTTAAAATGATTTCGGAGAAGTTGGGCATCCAAATAATCATGATCTCTCATCTGCCTAGAATTATAGAATCCGCGGACACTGTTTTTGAAGTGGATGAGGGGATGGTGAAGGTAAAGGAACAAACCATAAAGGTAATCAATGAAAAAGAAAATACCACCAGAGACGTGGCAGCCGTATGAAGGATACCCTGACCACTTCATTTCTACTCGACTTAGAATTAAAAAAGAGGGCCTATTTTCCTTTCCCATTATTGTTACAGCGGGGAATAGCAATGCACACTATGTCCTTACAACAGGAGACGGCGGTCTCGTCAAGATATCTTTGTTCTCCTTAATGAAACACTATAAGGGTAATGTAGTCTTCAACTACGAAAAGTTCGTACGGCAGATAAGAATCGCCACAAATCAACATAAAAAAGAATTACGTTGTGAAGGAAAAGCACCTTGTTCTCAGTGCTTAGAAATACACCCCATGGGAGACATTAGATCCTATAAAAAACTCTGTCCGTCTTGTCTAAAAAAAGCTAATATAAGAGTACAAAAAAATTCAAGAGGTGGGTCTCGCGTATGTACTACTTGCGGAAAACCCACCTCTAATTATCGATGTGAGGAGTGTTGGGCAGCAATTCGAGAAGCAGACGATTACTCCACCTCTGGATATGGTAGTGAAGGAGGTCGAGTAGGTGGCGGCCCCCGAAACTAGCTGGTCATTTTCTCCAATTTGTTTTGAACAAATTTACTCCGACCTACGAACCAGAAATTGAGTGCAGTCATAAACCCGGCTATGATTGCATTGACAGTGAGTAAATACAAATCCCCAGCTACTGCGGGGGTCATAGCAATCCCCGCAGCTTTGAATTCATTCATAAAACCCACCACTTTATATGTCAGGTAAATAAATACGCCAGGTCGTATACCTCTACGTAAGACTTCAACAGGTGTGAGCACTACCATCACAATGCCCCGTGCCCAGTCAGGAGCTCCTTGGGATATGCTTCCCAAAATATCTTTGCCTTCTTGACGAACAGCTTCCCGGAAAGTTCCTTCTTGAGCAACATCCCGTTCTTTGTCGGCGTTGATTTGTTGTAGTTTTTCGGTGGAAGCTAGTTCCTTTTCCATCATGAGCATTTCTTTTTCCATCATATTTTCTTTATGACGGTTTTGCTCACGAATGGCTTTGAGTTCTTGCCACTGTTTAAAAATACCAGCAGCGGCTCCCAACACCCCACCAAAGATAGCGGAAAAAGGACCGCCCATTAAACTTGCTACCCATTCCATATACACCTCCTTAAATATTCCATAGGATATGAAGCTTCCAAGATTGTTCCCCAATACAGTTTATTAAGTCTCTAACGGCAGGTCTAGATACCAATACAGCTTGTTGCCCTCTGAGGGTGCCTAAACGTCTGCCCAATAAAGGACACCCTCTGGAGTGACTTATCAGGTTTTGTCTTCTATCACCACAGAGGTTTCCACTGTGTACAAATACACCAGAACGGTTGGGGATGTTTTTTATTCGATAAATGTAAGGAAGACCGGCTAGCAGACGCCTATTATTGGGAACCCCGGGTACTACGATGTACGTCCCCGAGAGAATACAGGAATACATCTGCTCGTTATCTCTCCAGGGCAACTCCCCTACAAATAGAGTTAGTTTGCCTGGAATAATAAGACGGCCAAATGTTCCTTGGTAACTTGTTTCATCCCGGAGTATATACACATCGAGCATTGTTTGCACCAATAATCCTATACGATGTATGCAGGTTTAAACTCCCACTCCTGATTTTCCGCCGTACGTTATAGCAAACCAAATAAGAGTGCCTATGCCACCTAAAACAAGAACAATAACTCCCACGATACAACCTGAGGCTACTCGTTCTCGTAACCGACGCGATCGTTCTCGTAAATCTTTAACGTACTTATGATTTTCTCTGGATTCTTCAATACCGCGGGAGATAGCTTCGGCACTACCTCCACCCCCACCTAAATCCCCTAACATGTGCAAAGAATGAACTGCTTGAGAAAGAACTTTAGAATCCATTCCACAAGGAGGTTTTGCGTTTATAGCTTGTACGGCGGCGGCGGCGGCACTTCGAATAAGAGCGGGCTCAAGTTCCTCCAAAATGGCAACAACAGCTTTTGCCAATTTAGTGGATTGTATATCAGATTCAGCAGATATTCCTTCTTTGATTTTTTTCAGAATCCAAGCTTCATCCGGAGGAAGAAAAGAAGTAGAACTCTCGGGGTCCACAGAAAAACCACCTGATGGGTTTTTTCCCATATATCGGCTCCTAGGTTTTATGAACACGCAATCGAAAGTCACACTCTCGACAATGAAAAGGATTATCCTCCCTCCTCAAATATCTTCCAATTCCCCAAATTACTATTTTGATTCGAGTGAAAGCATCTTTATATTGAGACATGACACAGGTTTTCTTCTCACAATCTTTCATATCCCATCCATTTGTTTTATGGATGGGATGCGTTCGTTCATGAGTGATAAGAAAGAAGTCATAGACACACCCAGGAAAATACAGAAGCACATATAGTATCGTCCTGAGTTTTGTTTTAAAGTAGAACAGAGTGTTTATGTCGTTGGTACCAACAGCGTAACCACTACTTGTTTTGGCATCGATTATAACTTCGGGAGGAAGAATTTGAGAGTAAGTATCTACAAATTCTTCCTTTTTCAACCAACGTTCTTTCCAACCCTCAAGTAATTTAATCATTGGAGATTCCTCTCTTTGTCAATGTGAAGACGGAAAGGACGATCTTTAAAACTTGTTCGTGGTTTCTGGCACTTAAAATCTTTGTTTTGGTTTTAGCCACTGCGAGGATTGTCTTTTTGATATCTGCCTTAATCGCAACTTCGTCCTCACGTTTTAGTATCCCACCGATGGCAGCGTTGGTCTGTTTGTGTTCCGCCCAAACCAATCTAAGCTTTGCGGATGCTTCCATTTTGATCTGCATGATCTTTATTTCTTTTGTCTCCTCTAAGGATTTTCCAAAGAAGGGGTCATTACGGCGTTCTTTAAGAACTTTGGCAGAAGAAATTATGGAATCGTACGCAGGAATCCTTTCGGTGAACTTTTTTATCCCCAAAGATTCATCTATATGATGCTTACGATCCGGTTGGTAATCCAAGTATGTTTTATCAGTAAGGTCATACCCAGAATAGGCCTTAAATTCTCCTATGTCAAAGTAAACCTCAACTAAACCATCACGAACACAAACAATCGTGCCTTTCTCTACCAACAACATTGGCCATTTGTCATGAGTATACTTTTCCATGTTGTGCCTCTCCTATCCAGTATATTTGATTAATTTAAGAGCATAATAAGAAGGAACGTAATCCACATCCCCCGCAACAGTGTGGCTATGCGAGGCAGTCATTGTTCCACTTGGAGCATTCAAGTATGAATCGTTTATCCCCAAATGAGCATGTAACCAAGCATATGTGTCTATCCCGCCGGACAATTCCAATTCATTCGTACCGGATTTAGTTCCATCCCCTGCGGCATCTAATTCTATAAAATAATCTTGTAAGCTGGAAAGCTCAGACCATCCAGAAGGGATGGTGGCTCCATCCCAAAGACCAATTAAATCCGCCTGTAAATTTTGTCCAGAGCAATTAAGCGCCCGCAATACCACTTTTTTAATTTTTTCGGTGACTGTTAAACCAGTTATTCCGTGTTCACTATCATGTGATCCAGATGAAATATGTCTAAGCTTACCAACATACCCACCGGTACCTGATTGGTCTTTTACATGGTCGTGGGTACCAGCTGCCGCTATATCTTCATTGGTTTCCAAAGCCACTGTTTGTACTACAGTACCGCCATACAAATAATGACCGTCATTAAAAATAGTGGATAGAGCTCCAATAGCCTGGTCTGCTAACATTACCGCATTAGTTGGCAACACGGTCTCTTCAGCATCGGCTTTTATAAGAAGGCATTCTTGACGCGCAGGTTTATGTACTACACCTACTTCGTGTGAATGAGCTCCTCCATATATATCCGTATCTGGTTTTCCACCTACAGCCATTTTGCCGCCCACAGATGGGTGATTGACATGCGTGCCGTCTGTAGAGCTAGTTACTTGAGAAGCGGTGGTCCAACTACCACCAGACTCTTTCACTGCATAAGTATTTCCAGCCACTACGATCATTCGGCCATCCGCAGCCGCAAGCGGAGTCCAACCAGCAGGGGCCGCGTTGTCATTTAAAAGAATAATCAAACCTGCAGGCATAGGAACAGCTATGACCACGCCGTCCATTACAGATGACAAATTTGCTCTATCAGTATCATAAAGCTTTACTATATTATTGATATCTACATCAAACAATTTAGTGGCATTTGACACTCTACACCTCTACAAGCCGAATTTTATCCATCTCGGCTGGATTAGGTTCAAGCGGTTGTTTGATAGCCAAAATGGCTTCAAAGGTTCCTGCATCGTTTACTGCTTGCTCGTAATCTTCAACTACTTTAAGAACTTGTTTTCTAAAAAGCTTTGTTTCATCACTAACTGGAATTGGATTGGCGTCCTGGGCCGTAGCAATAGCCCTTTCCACTTCCCAACGCAGCCCTGAAAATTGAGACAGGAACATTCTGACTTTGTACTTTACCTCGTTTATTACTTCTGTTTTTAATGCCGGCAAATCTTCACTCCAAAGAGGGTTGGGAATAACTGAATATATTTCCTCATATACCGTATCTGTTTCGACCGGTTCTCCCTGTACTCGTAAATGAAATTTTCCATAATAAGGAGGATTGTCAACATACATTTTATAGGTTATTGTTCTAGTCATTTCAGCCAGACGATCGGGGTCTGTCCACCCATTTCCTTTTATCACCAGACCATTATCCAATACCAGCTCTTCTCTTGTTGACTTGATAATTCTACCAGTGGATAATATAATGGGCTCAAAATTAGACATTAGATTCCTCCAGTGCTTTGGATGAAGATAAACCAACCATGGTTGCCCCTGTGGCTTGGTAATGCTCAACTGCATCTTGAATAGAAGGAAGCATTTTTAAAATATCCACTTCTTCTGAAACAAGAGAATCCATATCAAATATTTGACTCGGCGATTGATTCAAGTACCAGGCTACCACAGGGTGAATACCACAAATACGCCCATCCGAATCAACCGGGGGGTTCGCCATCATCAAAGCAGCCACTCTGGACCTTTCCGGTTCAGGAAGAGTGCGCACCAATCTCCAAGTGGATGTTCTGATCCGACCCTCCCCCAAAATATTTAAAGCTGCAAGAGTTTGAAAATGCTGTGCCCACTCTTCCCGCTCTAACTTTAAGGTATGTTCTGGAGTAAGTTCCCCTACTATTTGTTTCAATCTAGTGGCCATTGCTTTAAAATGAAGAAAAGCTTTCCAATTACTTTTCATACGAATAAGCACGGTGACTATCTGAGATCGAAATCGAACAATTTCTAAAATTGCTCCACGTTTTATAGTTTCTTCTCCAGTGGTTTTTACCACCTCTTCTTGTTTTTCTATTTTAAGCAGAAGACTAAGGTACCCCTGTCGACCATTTAAATCGTTATGGAGTTCTCCTACCCGAGTCATCAATTCTCGCAAACACTGATGGTATTGTCCAAAGGCCGTACAACCATTGCTGCCAATGACGAAATATTTTTCTTGGAATGCAGACATGCCAGAATTATGATCTTCTAAAAATACTTTTAAACTCATTTTATTCTCCCTTGATTTACGTGTTCGACCAACCTGGCATTCCGTTATAACCGGTGGTTCCTTGGGTCTTGGTAGTCCAAGTATTAGCTGAAATATCATACATTTGACATCTCCCACCATGTTCTGGTGAACCGTTTTTATTATATCCAACCGCACACCATACATCATCGTCTATGATTGGATTTCCGCCACCACAGTCCGAATCCGCTATATTTAAAGAAGTAATAGCTGACCAAGAATTGGCCGAATAATCAAATTTATAACTGGCACTTAAAGAAGAGCCTCCAGCAGCATAGCTTCTTCCCCCCATGGAATAACTTTGATCGCTTGCTTGATTATTTCCTCCACCTGGACCACACATAGTCACAGGGTGGTTAGCAACGGAACCCCAAGAATTTGAGCCAGAATCGTAATAATGGCATAGATTAGTATTCCATCCACCCCCATTCCCAGTGACGGACAAACAACGATCCCCCTGCGTATTAAGTGCGTGTCCACCATAATAACTAGTAAAGATTGGAGCAGTTCTAACTAACCAGGTGTCTGTGCTGACCGTATATTTATAACACAAGTTGTCAGCGGCCAGGTATCTATAAAAAGTGTCCCCTCCATCGAAGGTCGCAATTTTTCCATACCCAGATGTTCCTGAACCATCTGATCCAGTGGACCAAGAATCCGCCCCCAAATTCCAAATGTTTGTTTTTTGCTGGTAACTGGTAATATAGTAAGAAAAATTATACCAAAGACCATCCTCCGGTTGAGAACATGGACCGGTATCCCATGATCCCGCAGATAAGGGCTGGTCTGTTAAAGTAGCCCAAGAATTTCCTACGGGGTCGTACCAAAAAGTATCATCGCGATAATATGGAGAGGAGATATACCGGCAAAAAGCAAAATATAAACCATCCGCTGGTCCATGTGGTACAGAAGTTCCCCACAATTTGCTTACGTCTTCATAAGCGGTTCCCAATAAATCTCCGCCTAGCTCACTTGCAGTAGTGGCCCATATTTTACCAACATCCGCCATTACAGCACCTCTCCTTGGATCTTATCCGGATCGAATAAAACAACCGTGGCACTGAGAGCTATTCCAACGGCTTGTAGTTGATCTCCACTAACCGCCGGGGCTGTGCTTTCCATTGACCCCGCGGTGGTTTCAGAAGTGTAGAGAATTTGTCCAGCAGTCCAAGACCAGCTGGCGTCTACTGCTGTTCCATCCTTTAAAAACTTTCCTGTGGTGTCTGCACTTATACTAGCGGTAGCCATAAACAAAGCCGGCATGGTTCCAACTGCATTTGCTCGGGCTTTCCAAAGTTTTCCGTCAGATTTCATGTAACAAAGTTGACCAAAAGTGAGGGCTTCCCCAGCAGTCAAAGTAATGGTCTGACCTGAAACAGTATGGTCTGAACCACCCCCAGCGGCACCAATCTCAACTGTGCCAGAATTTAGGTCTACTTCATCATTGGTTTGAGAAAGAGCCATTCCATCTGCCGTCGTAGCTAATTTAGACACATTATCGTGATAAAAGGTTACTGCTCCATCTGGAGCAATAATGATTCCTTCTTCTCCAGACTTAGGTCTAAAATGTATGCTTCCGGTAGTATTGAGGAGATAAAAATTACTTCCGTCGTGATAGATTTCAGTATCATCATCACTACCAAAAAACATTTTTTTACCGTCCAACAATGAAAAACTATCTGCAACAAGATCTCCTGTTAAAGTAGCTCCGGTCGCCGAAGTAGCAAACTTTACAGAATTATCATAATACAGGGAGGCCGCTCCGTCTGGAACTAAAGAAAGTCCAACTTCTCCGGTCTTGGGCCTAAAGTACATGGTCCCTGTGGTATTCAGTAAGTAAAAATCGGAACCGTCGTGTTGTACACTGGCATCATTATCAGTACCAAAGTACATAAAATTACCGTCTAATAAAGAAAACCCGGTAGCAACCAAAGACCCGGTAACAGAAGCACCGGTTGCACTGGTAGCAAATTTCAACAGAGCATTGTGGTAAAGAGACACTGCTCCGTCTGGGGCAATAACGATACCTTCTTCTCCAGCTTTGGGCCTAAAGTACATACTACCGGTAGTATTGATAAGATAAAAATTGCTCCCGTCATGATAGTTTTCAGTATCCCCATCACTTCCAAAAAGAACTTTCTTGCCGTCCTGAAACTCTTTATTAGAAGAAACATCTTGATCGGTATCCAAAGTCATTAGAGTAGTACCAGGAGCAGTGGTGAAGTTGAACACCATTTCATCCCACTGCCCTCCTTCCCGAATCAACAAAGTCCAGTCAGAAGAAGACAATACTTGATCTGCTCCACTGGATAAAGATATTTCTCCAGAACCCCCACTCATATGCTTTAAGGTAATGGCTGCATCTGCATCATAAGCTTTAAGAGCTAAAATAGTTCCGTCCCTAAAATTGGTGAGTTCTATATTATCTAAATCATCAGCAATCCCACCAGTTTCTTCATCAATAGTAAGAACTACAGAGGTCGGAGTTACCGTTCCTGCAGAAATGATGAGATCCTCTTTATACTCAGCACCTATTAACTGTTTGGTAGCAGCCAATTGAGCTTCAAACCGGGCCTTCATTTCAGCACCAGTTGCGGTATTACTCTCAAACTGTCCTGCGGTAGGGAAGTCAGCCATTTTATTTCTCCTTAAATTAAACCTCGGCCATAATCAATTCAGGTCGGAACCATATTCTGTTTGCATGAGTAGCTATACCGACTATTTGAATTTGTTCGCCAGAACTACTAGGTTGAGTTTGTGTTAATTCCCCATCGGAAGTGTTTACAAACATAAGACTTCCAATAGTCCAAGACCAAGTAGACTTTCTCGCAAACCCAGTGAGTAAGAAAAGACCTGTCGCATCAGCAGCAATGGCAGCAGTAGCTAAAGCAAAACAAGGCATGGTTGCCCTAACTGTGGCGTTTGCTTTCCAAAGTTTCCCGTCCGCCGCTTTTATATAACAAACATCACCAAAAGCGAGTAATTCCCCCGCAGTTAAGGATACAATTTCACCGGTAACAGTCAAGTCCGAGGCAGGGGTTTCGTGCACCAACAACTGACCCTGATTAAGATCCATAAGGGTATTTGTTGCAGAAAGTTGTAGTCCCAGAGCTGTGGTTTGTGCCTTCAAAACGGCATTGAAGTACAGATGCACACCGGCATCGGGAACTAACACCAGACCTAACTTTGCAGTATTGGAATAAAACTGCGCATCCCCTGTGGTGTTTAGTAACTTAAAATTACTACCATCGTGGTAAACTTCTGTGTCGCCATCCGTTCCAAACAATACTTTGTTTCCATCTTGGAACTCTTTGTCTCCAGAAATATCTTGAGCGGTGTCTGTGGTTAGTATATTTGAAGAAGGAAGAGAGGATTCCAAAGAAAGCTCAACCCACACTGTCCCGTTTCTAAAAAAAAGCATCCATCGATCACTTTTAAGGACTTTGTCAGCACCGCTGGCTAAGGTAAATTGACCGTTTCCTCCCTGAGCATGTCTGACCGTAATAACTGCATCATCGTCGGCGGCTTGAATGGCTATTAAAGCACCGTCTCTCAAACTGGTATATACAACATGATCTAAATTATCAGGTATACCGTTAACTTCCTCATCGACAGTAAATAAACCCACCACAGGAGTTACATCCCCCGAAGAAATGGTATATGCGGCGTAAGGAAGTCCACCCAAACTTTGTTTTGTTGCAGCTAACCATTCCTCAAACCTAGCTTTCATTTGAGCTTCATTAGCAGACACATCCGAAATTTCTCCAGCAGCAGGATAATCAGCCATTTTATTTCTCCTTAGTACCCTTGAATGTCTGCATCAATAGTTCCCGATACAGAAACATCTGAATTGTCATAGCATACGAGCAGAGGTCCCAATGCACTATCTTTATCTAAAGTCTCTACTCTTTTAGCGGAACCCCCGTCATATTGTAATGACGTTTGAACGTTTTGAATAACTCTATAAGTTTTGGTTAAAGAAAGCCTAGAACCGCCCACACTTATTACCACATCCTCAAAATGTTCCAATATATCTTCTGCATCGATGTACAATTTAAATTCTGAAACTTCTCCACCTACAATACCGCCGGCTATAAGCAATTTAAAATAAGCAAAACCCTCACTTATGGGAGACCAAGATCCTTGCCAAACATCCCAAGTAAGTTCCTCCCAAAATAAATCCGCATCGGGATGTGTAGTTGCCCAAAATAATTCTGTTTCAGATGAAGGCCAAAAGATTTGTCTATTATCCAAAGCATAATAAGCTCGTACGTTCGTGCCTTCTACAGTATAATCCCATTTGAGCTCTTCCGTATACTCATTTACAATAGGATTATATTCTGCTATGTAGGTCATCTGGGAATACATAGCTCTCCAAAAGGCATTCCCATCCTCAGTCCAAAAGACATTCCCATCCTCAGTCCAAAAAGCTACAGTCCCGTCTGCATCCAAATCACCTGCAAAAGGAGTACACCCTGTTTTTTCTCCAGGCCATCCTAATATACGATGGTCATAAGTAGTGATTAAATTACCAACAATAGCGTCTCCAAAACCTGTTATAACATAAGCAAAATTGGAGCTCTCGTTGCCAGCAACATCAACAGCTTTGACCATAAATGCAGCATACCCCGTTACTGTGGGGATATTAAAGAATAAATCTAAAATTAAATCATCGTGTAAAAGTTGAGCTGTGTTCCAGTTTGCATTAGAATCAAAACCTATTTTCAGTTTAAACCCTGCAAAGTCTCTGGGGGGAGACGGGTATCTCCATACTAAACGAGTGCCGTTTAAAAACATAGAATCTATATCAGGTGGTAAAGAGGATTTACCTATTACAGTGTTGTCATAGGAATACACCCATTCAGAGTAAAACCCTGCCTTCCCGTTTCTAAGTCTAATATCGTAATCTTCCCCATCGTCTACAGGGGATACGAAAACCAATTCAGAAGAGGAGGCTACCGTTCCGGAGGAAACCCAATCTGCATCTGCAGATTTCTTAGATTGCACCTCCGTATCAAAATCTATGTAAGGACCGTTCCATGCATTGTAGCTTGTTTCAAAAGGTATTTGAATTCTACTAATCAAGTCTCCACTTGCTGTTGATAAAAGTGAAGACTCGTCTGAAACAATAGTTCCTAATTGAGGAGGGGGAACATTAAAAGTATATGCCACGGATACTTCTTCTGCTCCTTGTTCTTCGGCTACACCGTTTACCTTAAAGTCATAAGTTTTTCCAGGGATCAAGCCGGTTATGGTGCAATTTGGATTCTTAGCATTGGAGTACAGAGTCCATTCCGTGTCAGCTTCATCCTTATAAAAAACTTCCCACCCTATGGATTGACCTCTCCAAGTCAAGTACACACTAGGAACACCGGATCCTCCTACTATGGACCAAGAAGCAACCCCAGCAAGGCCGGCTAATGTTACTAAAGAAGATTCATTTGGGTACTCTGGAATTTCTACTCCATCCTCATAAATTTCATCAAAGTATTCCATCATAGTCAAGTCACAAAGAACATCCTGACTTCTTTCTATGGATAAAAGCCTGAACTTTTTAATAACATTGGCAGTGGTACCAAAACTAAATACATCGTATTCAGAAGGAGTTACATCCCAAGACCCTGACAAAGTAATTTCATTTGTGGTAGTCTCGACCAAAACAGCAGCCACACTCTGCTGTTCGTAATAATCTGAAACAGCACGCCAATATGCAGGAACAGTGGGTACTTGATCGGTGTTCGACAATTTGGCTTTATACATATAGCCTTCATGAACAACATAATCCCCCTGAGCATAACCAGTAATATTATTCCAATTAGGAGGTAATTGGGAGTGAGTTACCTTTACAACATAAGCAACTCCAACTTCCAATAAAACATCTCGATCCAACACAACTGAAAAAGTGGTTGCAGACAATATGCGTCCACCATAACCCCACTGGGGGACATCATGTTGAACTTCAATTACATCCCCAGGTTGACAACCAACACCGTCTACATCTACTTGAAAACTGATTATTCGTTTAAGGTAAGCATTGCCGTTTAAAAGAAATTGAGCGAACTGAGCTGCAACTGTTCTATTCGTACAAGCGTACATCGTTTGATTCGTAACTTTATCCAATTCTGACGTATCGTCATATTGATCGTTCTGAACAAAAACTGTGTGTCTATCGTAGTTTTTTGTTGCGTCAAAGTAAGTTATTTCGACAGCATTTGATCGTGCGCTTAGATCCATGAACTCCATGTTTAAACTGTCTTCCGCTATACTGCCGACTGAAAAAAATTGTACGGGGTCGTCTTTTTTGTCAACCAGCACACCATAGTTGACTCCCCTTTGAATAACAGTGCCTCTACCTACTTCGGATACACGTCCTAAAGCTAACGGGATGGCTGTTTCCACATCCCAATAAATTGCACAAGCATACCCTTTAAGAGTACACCAATCTGCCCATTCCGAAAACTCGTCGTAGTTTACTTTGGTTTCATCTGCTTCTCCGCCGTAGTACCCATTTACAAGCATATCGTAAGAAGCCCAAGCAGGGTTGGTTGCCCCTTTAGAAACCCAACTACTTCCATTCCAAACTTGTACGGTGCTTCTGGTTGTTACACAAGTTATTCTAGGAACTCCCCCTGATAATTGGTCTGTGGCTAATGCTCTTATTGCCAACAAAGATTTTCCTGGGTAAGAAAAATCTGAATATAGAATTTCTTGTAGGTAATCTAGCACACACCCGTTTTGATAACGAACACCGGATTCTGGTGTAGTCGTAAAACGAGCTCTTACACTATATGAACCAGGAGTAAGATCGTTAACTCTGTAATATTTTCGAACAGGGGCTGAGGTTGCTCCTGAAACAGTAACCGTTTGCCAAGATGTCCAGCCCTCGGCATCCTTTTGATATTGCATTTCTATGGTTACGGAAGTAGATTCCAGTTCTCCAGTAGTAGCTTGACAAAACAATCCACCAAAAAAAGTAAAAACAATGCCCAAACCTTCAACAGAATTACCCGAAGTTACCCGAGTAATCCAAGAGGTAGACATTGTTGCCCCGACAGCTTGATCGGTTATTGTGTCATTAAAATAGGAAATCACAGATTGGTCTAAAGTGCCTAACCTAGTTTCTGTGGATACACCCGTAAAGTTGGCTATTGGGTTATCGTTTAATTGTATGTCTGTGATGGAATCTAATTCATGTCCAGTTACCAATAAAAGTAAATTAAGATACTGTTTATTATCTGTTCCTGTGGTAATATGTCTAGATATAATGGGCGGGGTTACTTTAAAAGATCCATAAAGAGCAGGCTCTACTCCGCCCTCTTCCAAAGTATTATTGCTTAATTGCCAAGAATAAGTAGGTGACTCTTTATCTAAGGATACACTGGTTCCAGTAGAACCTCCTATTGCACCACCTAATCCGCCTATTGAAGGTAGAGAAGGAGTAGGGGCAGGCATCAATGCATTTACAGCAAAAGCACCTATCATTGCTACGGCACTAAAAGCAATACTGGTGGCCGTAGCCATTGTGGCTGCAGATATTACTCCTCCGCTTACAGTCAAGGTCGTGGTCCCTACTCCCATGGCAACCATTCCCTTGCCTATCATTGGGGCTAAATAAGGGGCAACTATCGCAGCTATTACAACAACGGCTATCATAGCCACAAGTTTAAGACCACCACCACCTCCGTGATAAGTAGGACAAATAACAATATTACTTCCTGGTTCTACTTCTTTAGTTCCTAAAAACTCAAAGGGAACAGGTTTTCCGTCTATTGAAACAGAAAAGCCCATGTCCCTTTTGAGAAGGGGTTCCACTTCTTCATAGTATTCCTGAGAAGTTTTTCCCGGAATAAAGTCCATAACCTTTACAATTCGTCCCTCATGAGGATTAGAAACGAACCGAAACGGGTTGTGAACAACCGTAAGAAGAACTTTATTTTTTGCCAACATACCTGTAGAACCCTTCTATTTTGTTTTTCCATAAAGGGTTGTCCAGCCTAGTTTTATGAACTCCCTTTTTCGGAAAAGTATGAAGCATTTTTCCATTTCCTATATAAACACCTAAATGTCCATTCAAATGAATGTTTTCAATGTATGTGCCTCTAAAAACTACAAGGCAGGGAATTTCTGGTTCTTCTAACGGTATCCAATCTGGTCGATGACTTTCAATGGCTTTATTTAACCAAATAGGGTCAGGCACCACTTGCCCTTGAATTTCAATAATTTTATCATAACAAGCTTGATAGTAGTCAGGAAGATCCATTCCAAAATCCTTAAAGACTTGTACCACAAGCCCCCAACAATCCAATCCGTTGAGGTCTTTACCAAATGCAACAAAAGGAACTCTGAGGTATTTATAGGCACTAAACATACAAACCCTTCCTTCCAACTCCAGGATACCCACCAAACCTGGATTGATTGCCTAGTTCAACACAACGGGCATAAGTTCTATCACACACGGTTTCTGCACCGGCATACCCACAATGACCATCTTTAAATCTACGAACATTGCACTTGTTTTTATGAATACGATTTCTAGGAAATCGTCTTGTAAAAATATCTCGAGCCCCCAATTTAAAAGTGACCCATTGTGCATTGGAGGATATACCGTTGATAGAAAAAATAAAGTCTATTTCAGATGAAGTGTTGGCTAGAGCAGTTGTATTTACTAATCGAAGATACACAGCTTGCCCGGTTCTAAGAATTTCATTCTCTAAATACTGTTCTATCGCTCTAGTAACATTACTTATTCTAATTTCAACGTAGGGCAGTTCCCCTGTCCTCGTTTCGGCGATAACATCGATTTCAAACGGAAACGCGATATAAGTATTGCTGCCGGAAGAAGGCCAAACTATATCTTCACCGTTATCTGTCACACGCAACGTACCTGTGTCAATGGCAACTTCCAACAACCAACACCATACTTCGGTTGAAGAAAGTTTGTTTTTTTCTTGAATGGCAGCTGTGCTTAAAGGATGCATTTTATATCTGCTCCAAATGTAAAGTTAGAGATCTATAACCACCACAGGCTATAGCTTCTCCACTAACATGAGAAGGAATAACTACTTCACTGGATAATTCCTCATCGGCTATAAAAACATTAGTGTAGGTTTCGTTGGTAAAAGGGTGTGTCCATTCTAAAACAGACCCCCAATAATCGTCTTGTATATCCATAAGTTTTTGAAAATCCACTTCGGTCAAACAACCCTCATTCTTCCATTCTAAAGTCCATTTTCTCCTAGTGCGAGTACTACGAGAACGAATTTGAGTGTAAGAAGCTTCTTTGCTGGTTCTTACCATCTTTTTTATTTTAACTTCCTTAATAGGAAGAAGCGGATCTTTTACTTTTTGTCCAGCTATATGCATAGTTTCCTCCTAACCTAACTAGGAATCATTTTACGTTTTTTTCCTTCAATATACATTTCTGATACCCAACGAACTCCATCAAATTTAGGAGGTTTAGAAGATACATATGCTTGTTCAGGCATTTCATTATGAACAATCATTTTAAAATTTAATCCTGGTTTTGATACACTGGCCAACTGAGCAGGTGTCAACACGGTCTCGTTTTTTCGTAGAATGGCTGGAACTTCATCAGAACCTAATCCACTATGTCGAACGTGCATTCCTTTAAGACCGTTGGATATGCCTCTAATTACATTTCCTGTATCCATCCCACCGTGTACAACAAATGAAGGTGAAGCGGCGTAACCTGTTGCACCAGAAGCAGCAACTCCGGAGGTTGTGGCTCCTGCTCCCATAGTCGGTGAAAAAAAAGATCCTATTAAGTTGGTTGCCATTCCTAAAAGACCGCCCCCGCCCCCCGGCGAACCAACTAAAGCATTGTACAGTTGTTGACGTATGATCATTTGAATAAGCCAAGATAATGTCTCTTTGGCAAACTCTTCAAACGCTTTTCCGGCTTTTTCTGTTCCCATAATAAAGTCGGTAAATGCTGAGGACATTCCGTCGGCAAATCTTTCAGCCACTTGTTCCGTGGTTTTTATAACAAACATCCCCCAAGTTTGAACGGACTTTTGAGCATTCTTCAAACCCCGGTTAATCTGATCTATTACACCGCCTTCCTCAGCTATGCGTTGGTCAGCATATTTCTCATGAAGTTCTGCCATTTTAGCTTCATGTTCCATACGAATAAGCTCTAAAACTTGGGCAAGTTCTATTGCATCCTTGATTTGGTCTTTAGCGTCTTTCTCACGACGACGACGATTTTCCTCAGCTTTCTTAATATCTATTTGTTCCGACAAACGCCACATATGTTTATTGATATTGAATATAGCCTGTATGGTCGCTACTTCTATATCATATCGAAGTTTAGCTATCTTTTCAGTAGCTTTGATTTCTGCTGATATCTTTTTTACTTGATCATCTGCACTTTTTTCTCTAGCTTTTTTAATTTTATCGAATAGTTTTAAAGAATCCTTGGTTTCTTCCAAACGCAATTCCCTTTCACGTTCGGCCCTATCCGCCTCTATTTCTAGTTCCTTTTCTACTTTTTCACTCCTAGCTGCCACAATTTCTTCATTGGCTGCCAGGTACTCCTCAGTCTCCCAACCTAAAGAAACCCCTAAAGCATTCCGCATTACCGTTAAATTTTTTACCTTAAGATCCAAAAGTTTTAATTCCTGATTTTCTTTGAATCTAGTATATTCTTCCTCAGTGACCTTTCCTTTCTCAAAATATACTTTTTGTTGTGCTATGGAAATGGCTACACTTCTTTCGGAAGAGTTCATTAACCTTTCCATAGACTCTTTAAAATTCTGAGGAAGTGCTCTACTTTCTTTACTTAAAACCAAAAGTCCTTCACGAGTACTCGTAACATATTTTGCAAGAGCCTCCGAAGAACGCTCCATTATTTCTTCCGAAAACTCTACAGTTACATTTCTATCCACTAAAAGGCGATTCATCCTTTCTTGAATACCTTCTATTGTTAAAAGCTCGTTGGGCATATCCCTAAGCATGGCCTTAAAAAATGCCGTATACTTTTTATCAACCTCAGCTTTTTTACCTTGATAAGGTTCTAATTTAAGTTCTTTACCCAAGGCTGCTAAACTTCCTATAAAACCTTGGGATATGGACATGTGCTTTTTAAAATTCTTAAAAGCTGGAGTATCGTCTAACTCCCTGGCTTTCCTTTGAGCTATGGCCATGGTAGTAACCAAAGCGGAGAAGGCTTCCTCAGCTTTTGAATTGGTAAAGTCTTCCAAAGACTTTACCAAATCATCCACAGAGTCCGTATTTTCATCTATCATACTAGAAAGTTCGGGAAGCTGTTCCTTAAGTCGAATTACAGTGCTTTTGTACTCCTCGGTTTCTTCAACACCTTCACCGAACTTTTCATGCAGGGCTTTAAAAAATCCTAAATAAGACTTTGAGGCGGCCAACGTTCTTTCCAATTGAACAGCTACAACCTCCAACTCTGTGAACCAGCGTCTTTCTGCACTAACAACCTCATCTACTATGGATGCAAGCAGAGCAAGTCCACCCGTGAGTAAAGAAATTGCTAGTACCACAGGATGTAACTTTACAAATTCTAAAGCCATTCCTAAACCACGTACTGCCAACATAGCTCCTTTGGCAGCGAGGGCTACACCCAAAAGTAAAGGAATTATCAAAGTAGCTTTGGTAATAAGTCGACCAAGGCCCGTTTCAACAAAGTCGGCCGCTGCTTTGGTGCCTGTTCTTAAAGTGTCCACAAACGTATGAAGAGCACCTTCTATACCGGCATCCCCGAGTGCCAACGCTAATGTCTTTGCGATGTCTACCAACTGCTTAAATTTAAAACCGAGACCTTCAGCCTGAGTAGCTGCCATTTTATTAGCAGACCCTACCCTATAAGTATAATCCAACATCTTTTGATAGTCTCCACTAACAAGAGACTTGATTAAAACTGCGGAAGCTTGAGCCCCTCTCAATCCAAAAAGGGCATACGCTTTTGTCATATCAACTTGAGCTTTTTCTACATCCCACAAAACAGGAGCCAGGTTCTCCAAAGCTTTTTGGTATCCCACTATTCTCGGGTTAACATCTTGTAAAGAAATACCATACGCTTTGAACTCTTCTCGAAGTTTTTTATTTGGACCAACAAGTCTACTCAAAACTTGTCTAAGACCAGTACCAATAGTGCTTGCTCTCATACCATTATTAGCAAGTACCATCATACTGGCAGCGGTTTCTTCGAGTGAAAGCCCTATCTGTGCAGCACCCGCACCTACATAGTTAAATGCAGTACGCAATTTGTCGATTGTGAGTTTGGATCTGTTGATGGCATTTGCCATAACATCTGCAACACGAGCAGATTCTATGGCTTGGAGATTAAATGCCCTCAAGGTTGTGGTCATCAAGTCAGTCGTAAACTTCATATCACTCAGAGTACCCGCAGCAAGTGTGATCGTAGGATTGACAGAATCCATCGCCTCACCCGCAGTCAAGCCTGCTTGAGCTAGAAGAACCATACCTTCTGCTATTTCTGTGGTGGAGAATTTTGTGCTTTGTGCTGCCCGAACCATCTCTTTAGACATGGCTGATAATTGTGCTTCGGTGGCACCAGAGATGGCTTGCAGATTTCGGAGTGCCTGATCGTATAATACGATTTCAACAACGCCTCCACTAACTGCTTCGGTAAATCCAAAAATGGCTCGGGCAGCAATGCCGTATGCAGTGGTTACTCGTACAGCACCTTTCAATGTCTGGGCGAAGGCTCCACCCATTTTGGAGAGTTGTTTATTGTATACTTCATGTTGGCCGGAAGCTTTGGCTGCAGCCGTTCCCGTTTGTTTCAGAGACGAGGCCCATTTTCTTTGTTGCTGGGAAGCACGTCCTAGAGTATCGTTTAACTTACGAAGAACTTGCTCTAGGCGGGCAGTGGCTTGGATAAACGTACGGTCGATATGACCGTAAAATGTTACTCCAAGTCCCAGGTTTTTTGTGGCCATTTTTATCTCCCAAGGGGTGCTTTCTCGTTAGCCCACCTAGACATCTGTCCTTTCATTTTTTTGGTAAGCTTCTCTTTTTCTTCTTGAGTCAAACCTTCGTATTCTGAAGGATCCTTGAATACACCCTCGGGTGTTGCTTTGGTCCCAGATTTTTTAGATTGTTTATCTTCTCCTTTTTCTATGTCTACCCCATGCAGTAAAGCATTGAGTTTAAAATCTTCATATTTTCTTTTTTCAGAATGCTCAAACAGAGTCATTGCCTGTTTTAAGGTTAATCCTCCGTCTCGGAAGGAGAGTCGATAGAAATGTTCGAGTCTGAATTGGGGATATCGTTCGAGGATGGTTGTGTAGACCTGGTCGATGTGAATGCTTCCCCGACCTTCCCGACCAGGTCTTGCACGTTTTTTGAGGCTTCCTCATAATTCATTCCCCAGATCATGTCAGCTAAATAAGTGAGTTGATTGTTGGTCATACCTTGCAGTATTTTGTTGGCCTCATCCTTGTCTTCCACATCGGAAATAAACTTAAGGATTCGAGGAAAATACTTTTTCAAGAGGTCGATGAACTTTTTTGCAAAGTGCTGATCGTTCTGTTCAATCTTTCTCTTGATTGCAGATTTCTTGTCGTTGGGTTCGTCGGCAACATCCTCAGGAGGAAAAAGCTCTCCAACCCCTTCAAGGACCACACTGATCAACTCAAATTGGTCCGAGATTGATAAAGGGTAAATTTTGATGGTCTGGAGTTCTTTTTTCCCGTACTGAAATTCAGCAATGTCGGGATTCATGTCGGACATATTACTGCTCCTTTTTTATGTGCGCTTCCCTCAGCTTTTGCTTTAGGAAGCGCACATTTACACTACGATACCTTCGTTCTAAGCGTTTATTCTAAAGTTTGTATGTATTGACACACTACAAACTATCGACCCTTAGATTAAGTAAAAACGATCCGGCCGAGGGGCTTGTCGTCCCAAATCGAATGACCCCCAGAAACGTCAGAGCTGGAGTTTTTCGATTCAAAAACTACAGGCACTGCCACGGCGTCTTCCGCCTGCAGGTCCATTTCGAGAGAACTGGTCACCTGTGCTCTGGGAAAAATGACAGTCATTTTGTCCGTACCGTTGGGGAAGGTGAACTCCGCCTCCATTCGCAGGTACTCCGCTGCCAGCTTTCCACCCAGAGCAATCTCCCCACTGTGGGCTTCGGCATAACTGCCGCCGTCAGGATCCAGGCCGTTGGCCATTGCCAAGTTGTAGGGACTGATTTCCTTGAAAGAACATTCCAAAGAAGCAGCTTCCCTGATGGGGACGGTATAGTCCTCAATAAGCGGAAACCCGGATTCCAGTTTGAAGAAGTCGGTGTTTCCCATAAATTTCGTACTGGCAAGAGCCCCGATGGAATTGGAAGCTACCAACTGGGGTTCTACTTTGGCGATATTATCTGCCGAAGAACCAATACGAACTTGGGCCAATCCCAATGCAATAGCGGATGTGTCCTTTGTGACCGGGCCTTTTCTGGCCATAATAAATCCTCCTTACTCTTCGGTCGCTTTAATTGGGGCGTCTTCAATTCCTGGGAATTGATTGCTCTGATTCGGAAAGTAGTTCAAGGTGTTCCAGTGTCTACATCTACGCCCAGAGCATTGAATACGCACACTACCATGGATGAAGACATTTACAGGGGCAGGCCTAGAACTATTGGGATTGCTCTTGCCAAATACTAAATGCCAAAGTCCGTTGGGAAGTCTCTTAATGAGCTTCTTGCCGCACTCGGTACACCTTACAAAGTGACCTACTTCTGGAATTACACTATCGCCGGCCATCTCAACCTCGCGGTGATTTGTTTAAATTTCGTACCGTCGGGGGCCTCACTATGCTGACCCTCATCGACTTCTTGAACTACAATAGACCCTATATTGGTCCACGGTCCAGATTCAGTGCTGCGATAAAGAACAATTCTTCCCATCCCATCTGTTTTCGTACTATCGAACAAATAACCCATAAGTTTATCAGATGTGCGAGATACTTTAAATCCGCCCGTATCTTCTCGAGAGCATACAAATATTTTTAGATATAACTGGCAGAGTGTTTCATTGCGATTCATGGGTCCTATTTGAACAGACAACCATTTATCTACATTATCATTGGGAGGGGCAATACCACGATCAAAGTGAACAGCAATTCCCTCCGTGGTCTGCATGTTGTCAATCAGCCACTTGCGAATGGAATCCTGTACGTTGGTCTCCCTAGCTGTCTGATCCAATGCCATGTTTTTCCGCCCCTTCTACCATTTTACTTAATCCCTCACAGAACTCCTCGAACATTTCCTTAGTCTTCACTTCTCCGGGGTTGGTGCTATCATAATTAAGTTGGCACATAGCCAACCCCTTTTCTAATTCTACAAGCTGAGATAACGGTATTTCAAACGTAACCATTATATCTGACGGTACAACGGATAAGACTTTCATCTCCAGGCTCCTTTAAAGTCACGATACACGACCTCAAGCTTTTTGTCAAACGTATCAGCAAGATTATTAAACGTAGGACCAAACAAAGGTCGGGCCGGGTGGACTTGCCCTCTAAAAGTGCCTCCGTATTCCTGTATCATAGCATACCAATATATTTCTTTAGGCTTTCCCCGACCTTTTATATTTTTTCCTCCGGAGTCAAAAAGACCTCTTTTAATGCCGGCAAAGAACCAAGTTTTATCTCCTGCTTGTTGGAGTCTTTCAAAAGATACAGCGGCTATAAGATCCCCTGCTAACTTCCAAAAAGGGGAACCCTCAGGTTTGTATTTTTTATATATATCAGAATACCCTGGGTAAGAAGCACTAAATTTATTAGATATTATATTGTTGATTACTTGTTGAACATATAAAGCGGCCCCCTGCCTAGGAATTTCATCTTTCCAATATAAAGCTCTCTTGTTCAAACGCAACAGAGCTGCCCTAATGGCTCTTAATTGTTTTGTATCAAGTTCTACCCAAAACATTGACATCTGTCATCCTCCAACAACCATCCGTCAAGTATGCGTATACACCTCAGCGTTTTTGATTCATACGGCAGAAGACAGGAATCTTGCAGGATTGTCCCTCCCCTAAAAATTCTAGAAGATTGAAACACTCTAGGAGTTCCCTTTTCATCTATAAGTTTTTTCATCAAATCGTAAACATCAAACTCCGAAGACTCTAGAAATACTTTCATACAAGAGGTCAAATCTTTAGATAAATACTCATCGTGGTATAAGTAAGCAAACCATTCTGTACGAACATCTTTATATGGTATTTCCCGGTTAGGGAGAACAAAAGAACGAGAGACTACAGAACCCCACGATTCAATCGCCCTCCCTACATTCGGGAAGTTGTCACCAGGTATAACAAACAAAGTCAACATTACTCGGTCATCTCAAACACCACATCCATGGTACAACTTATTTCATGGGGGATGGTATCGATTTGAATGATTTTCAGTCCGGGAAGGTCTTCTGCCAAATCCGAGAAGAAGCGAAGACCCACATCTATTCGATGTGAAGGATTCCCGCAATCTTCTTTAATGCTTGGGTAACGACCGCCTTGCATGTCAGGTATCAGAAGAACAATAAGTCCTTCTGGTCTAAGATATTTCTTCCAGTGAAGCAGGCATTCGATCATTGCTTCTCTGGTAGGAAGATCCTCAACCATATGAGAAGAAAACACATAGTCGAGCATGATGGAAGGAACATATTTGGTTGCATCCCCTTGAACAAAGTAACGAGGGTCTATTTGTTCCAAAGTTATAGGTTGGGGAGAAGCATCTACATGAATGCAATTCTCCCGAAGAAGTGGACAATTTCCACACCCCGCATCCAAACCATCTCCACCCAAGAATTTACTGACGAAGGTCAGATTGTACTCGAAGGAAGGACGGATTTGATCTAATACCATCTGGATACCGCTAATTGGTTGGGAACCGTTACCCATTGTAAGACCTCCAAAGTTTTTGAAGTTCCGTAGGAATTCTATCCCACGCTGCATCTGGTTTGTATATGTAATGAACAAATAGTATGCCCTTAAATCCTTGTCTACCTTCACCAGGAACTTCACTCACTAAAGTGTTAAACTTTCGATCCAAAACGGAAATACGGCCTCGGAAGTACTCATTAAAAATTTGTTGGTCTTTTCCGAATTTAGATTTATCGATCTCAAAGGACAAAAGTTCCTGATAAATTTTTTGAGTGCGGAATTGCTTATTGGTAAGAACCACTCCGGAATTATGACAAGGACGCCTAGTCTCCTGAGCCATGCCTATTCCACAATCTATACGAAGGAGAGGTCGTATATCCCCAATACAAAGCAGATCTACATCTAGAAAAAGAACCTTGTCAAATTCCGTAAGGGTAAAAGCTTCCAGAGCCCAAAACTTGGACTCCCCTTTCCCATGAGATACATATTTTTCCAGATCAACTTTCTGAAAAATAAGATTGGGGTATTCTGCTCTTAGTGCATCCTTCTGTACTTTAGGCAGATTGTAGTGAAATACATAGAACGGAACACTTAATTCTGGGTTGTTTCGTTTCAAGGATCGAAGCATGACTACAGCCATCTTGGCAAATGGAGCTTTGTGTATAACCGTAGCCAATGCAATCGGAGACTGTGAGGGGGCCTTAACAAGGCTTCTTCGGGTCCTGATTACAGGAGCATGAGGTTCTGGTAGTCTACACGTTTCTCGCCATTCCTCAGCAGGCATACCCTTTCCCAAAACCATTAGCCCGTTATTGTTCTGCAAGTCTTCAAGAATAGCCCACTCCTTGTTAGCTTCCAGAAACTCTGAAATGGCGTAACGAAGACCAGGCTTTCCGTCTTGCCCCTTCTCGCCGAAAGTAACCGTGTCGTGCATAATAATATACTTGGACACGTTTCTGGCATGACGGGCAAGTTCCGCTCTCAACTGGTCACCCGTGTGCCACGTGTCGATGAAAAGCAGTTCCGTCGGTTCGATATTGGCTTTAAGAACATCTTTATTAACCAAATCAAACTTAATACCCTGCATCTCCTCAGGGGTGAAATGTTTGTGTGGGAACAGATGTGTTTGCTTGTCGAACGATAAAATTCTTTTCGGTCGAGCAGCAATAAAAGCGGAAGTGGATACACCTGTGCGAACGCCGAACTCTGTTATATGACTCACCTGTGACCCATATGCTTTAAGTATGGGAAGGTGTTCATTTATATCCGACACTCGTCGGCAGTTGTCATCGTACAGTGACATTTTCCTGTCCTTTTCTTCCGAGTTTGATACCTACGAAACGAATGTCTCTTCGGAATACTTCGATGTTTACGGTTCTGAATAATTCATCCAGATTACCCAAAGCTTCCCGAATGTCGTCTTCGTTGATATTTCGATAGTAATTGGCCCAGTCCTCACCCATTTGAGTCGTGCCGCTGTGATGAGGATTGACTTTCATGGTTCCGTGTTCAGGCCAAGTACAAGCTGCGGAGAAGAAAATCAATCCTCCAGGACGGCAAAGATTAAACATCTTCTTCATCGTCAAAAGGAAGAATTTGTCATGCTCCAAAGCATTGGTGGAGAGCACCACATCATACAAAGTCACAGGCTCGAACAGATGTGCAATGGATACTACATCCACGTTTGGTCCGGTGGCAACATCAATACCCGTGTAGTCACTGTTTGTGAAAAGGTGTCGATTGTTACCATTTACATCCAAAGAACCCACATCCAGAACTTTTGCGTTCTTGAATCGATAGTGGTTGGATTCTTTTACTTCGAGACACCAGTCTCTTTGTTCTTGATGTGACATAACTCCTCCTACCAATCGTTACCATCCAGACCCTTACTTTCGTATCGATGATACACATACAGTCCTGGAATGACTACCCTGCGAAAACCGTGGGCCACAACCTTATTGCTATAATCATTATCCACGGTAAGAAAGCCGTCCTTGAACCCTCCGCATTTCATCCAAACTGTTTTATGAGTAAGGATGAAAAACCCACTAAACGGGTAGACTGCATTGGGCATATTGATAGATTTTGTTCCGTGTTGTCTGAACAATCCTTTAGCATGTCTGATATGATCGGTTAGGGAATCCGTTTTCGGTGCTTGGTCGTCTCTTTGTTTCATACAACCAATAGCGTTGGTCATGCAGGTTGCAAAACCTATACCGTCACCTTCCCGTGCAATCACATCCTGACAGATTCTATACCACTTAGGGTTACAGAGGTAGACATCGTGGTCTAAGAAAATGACCCACCCTGAAACAGTTGCCATTTCCCTATTGTATGCTTGCCCCAGATTATTCCCTGAGGGGTCAAAAGGGATACGAACATCTATGGGGGGTCTACCAAGCATTAGGATCTCCCCATTTTGCGCTTTCAGGCTTCAGTTTGGTTTCAAAGGCATCCGGAGTAAGCCCCAACTTTCTTCTGGTAGCTTGTTCCCGTGCCCATTTTCTTTCGATGCGACCTCTGTCTCGAAAGTCATCCTTTTCAAAATGAAGGATGTCATAAGGCATGGTTGCGATGTGTTGGGCACCTGCTAAAACGTGATGGGGGCTGTTCATGTGAACCATCCCAGGGGCTCTTCGGATAAGACGACCCTGAGGATCGGGGTATTGACCGATGGCATGGGAAATAACGGGCCAGCCGTCCTCTTCCAACATAGCATGAGGAGAGTCAGGGAAGCGCATCGGCTCATAAGTTCGACGATGGAAGCAAATTTGATCTACTGTGTCGGGTAGAGTGGCCCACTCCTCAACACGGAAACAGTTTTTGAGGTCCTCGGACATACGCTCGTCGAAGTCCCACATCAGATACCACTGTCCGTGAGGCACATAAGACATGCCGATATTGCGTTGGGTGGTATTCATGTCGTGGTACCAATCTAGCCATTCGTGGATGTAAACTTCCACTTTGGGGAAAGATCGGAGTTCCTCAACTGTGTAGTCAGTGCTCTTTCCGTCAATGACGATAATACGGTCAACCCAATCCTCATCGTGAAAGTCACCGATGCATCTTTGGACCGCCTTTTCCTCATTAACACATTGCATTACAACGATCATTTCAATTCCTCCTTAAGAGGTTGTGAGTTCCATCAATGCTTTTCGCACATTCATGGGGTTAATGGTGTTTATACACGGAGTTGCACAACTAGGTATTTCTCCCCAACAATTAGTTAGATGCTCACAAACGTCTAACTTGTTGGGTTCCAGGAATATTTGACGGGCGTTACTTTTGGGCCCAACAACACGAGCAGGAGCAGGTCCAAACAATACTACAGAAGGAATATCCTTAGCCCCTGCTAAATGAGCTATAAAACTGTCGATACATACACAAGCTTCGGCATGTGCCATTACCCAGGCTGCTTCACGAAAGTTGGTCTTGCCACGCAAATCTAATACTCCAGGGGCTTTGAGAACTTTGTCAAGTACAGAGCCTAACTGGACGATGTTGCCTTCATAATTTTTAAACACCAGATCCATGTGCTGGTACATGCGATAAGTACGGTCACCCCCCGTTGTATTAACTACAATATAATCTTTGTCATTGAAAGGGAAGTCAGACACTGATACCTCTTCGATCTGCATGGGTCCAGCTTTGACGCGACAAAAGTAGGGGTACATGTCGTGGAGGCGCACATCTAAACTATTAAAACCCCCGGGCAAAATTCTTTCACCGTGAGGGTTATAAACTACACTAAATCGGGAAAGAAGACTCTCATCCCAATCTATAATTGAATCCACATTAGGATTGTTTACAATGATCTCCTGAAACTTTTTTTGAGTCATATACACAATTTTCTTACCTGGGTGTGCAGCCCTGATTCCGGGTAAACATTGTGTGGTCATCAAAACGTCACCCGCTGCACTATGCTGAGCAAACAGAATGGAGGTGTCGTCTCTGGTGTCAACATAAATTGTAGGTTCTTGAGCTTCTTCCAAAACAGTATTGAAATCATCTACTTTTTGTAACCAGTATAAAGCCTCTTGTTCCCCATTAAAAACCCGAGTTTCTCGTTCTTTAGGTTTAGTTAAAACACTAAGAAGAGTATCCCTTACATCTTCGGAGGAACAACATTTGGCATCAATAAAAGATTCTCCACTTTCCGTAAGTACAGGTATGAAACTTTCCCTGTTACAACGAATAGGAAATATAGATTCTCCTAAAAGTTCTATGTGTGCCGTGGTATTTGTGGCTGCAATAGGGACCCCACAAAGTTTGGCTTCCAAAATAGTCCAGCTCAATCCTTCCTGCATAGACGTATTAACAAGGAGATCCAGACAATTATACATCTCAACCATTCTTGTAGTATCGTAAGGAACAGTTTGATTTTTAATCGAAATACTTCCAGTGAGAGCCCCCTGGTCTTTACAGTATTGGCGCAAATTGTATACGCCCTGCATGTTGGCGTGAATGTATAAATGTAATCTACTTGTGTCACATACTCCTTTGAGTTCTTCATTCATAAAGCCCACAGCTTTCTCTTTCTTTAAATTAAAAAGCCCTTTTATCAGCTTAAGGGGGTCTTTTCTAAATTGATTTGCACCAACAAAACCCACAATAAAAGCGTTCTCAGGTGCCGTAGGAAACAATTTAGTACGAGCTGCTTTTCTAATCTCAGGATCTAATTGCTTGAAGGAAGAAGAATGAAACAATGGGGGCCGAAAGTATTCTACCTCAGGAACTATAGGGTGTAAAACATCATACCCGAACTGGGAGTACACTCTAGGAATATCAAAGAATTTTATCAGCTTAATCCAGTCCTTTCGAATAAAAGGAGTATCGTATGGGAACAACCCAACAATTTTAAAATTTCTGGATTTCTTGATTTTTACAATAGTGGAAAACAACTGGGAATAAGTCCAAATGTCCAAACCTATAAAGGCAAGAATATCCACATTGCCCTCATTCAATATGTTTACGAGCTTACGGCATCCCCAAATGTCGTCCCCATCCCGTGCGTCTATAATGGGTACAGTAGAACGATTATTTAAAGAATCTGGAACACCAGATTCCCCAACTGCAAAAACAGTGGCGTCGAATTTAGTAGAATCCACTTGTTGCAGAATCGCATTCATCATATTACCGTTGCCAGAACCTCTTAAAGGATGGTCTCCAACGAACAGTACACGTTTCATATTTCACCTCCTGGGTGAATTGTGTTTACCTGGTATCTTCCTCTAATACCAGAACATCTACTCCGGCAAAGTGGTTGGACTCAATAGAACCAACTTTGAAATAAGTCTCTCCGGAGACACTCCAAAATCTGTCATGTACTTGTGCACCAACAGACTTGGGAATCCATGCTTGGAGAGCTTTAACACTAACCTCACCTACTGGTTCATCCACATCTAAGTAAGACCCAAACATTTTGTCGGAGACAACAGCTTTGATTTCCCCTGTGATATGTTTCCAGTGGGTTTCTGTTCTGTAACTTTGCGTGACTATTTCTCCAGAAGGTCTTTGGAGCACACCATTAGTCACATTGGCACCATATCCTACACTAGCATAGGAAATGATGGCATTATTGAAGAGGTCAGGAGAATGGTGTGTTACTACAAAAAATCTACCGTCTGTGTCAAATTCAATTACATCGCCTGAAATAACTTGGGTATCGAAAGGGAGGGTAAACTCTAAAAAATGTTCACGAATAAACGGCTTCGTCACCTGGGCGTTTGGCTCGTAGTCCAAAAATTCCCCAGAAATTATCCCAGCTACTCTCAGGATCCGAAAAGCTAATCCATGATTTCGCAGGACGTTTCGAATATTTACCGATATGCTCATGAACTTTCATTTGGCTCTGCTAGTACAATTCGCTCTGGATCGTAAGTAATGTCTCTACCAAACCGGTCGTATGCAAAACCGGCGTCAATCTTGGTTCCAAACATGTTAGCTACATCAACCCCAGCAAACTCGCCAGGATTTTCCTTAACCGCTTTCTCGAAGTCTGCATCTAATTGAGTGATTAACTCTTGAAAATGCTGGAAACGATGCTGCAAGCTGATCTGTTTGTACTTAAACTGATCTGCGGCATCATTTCTTAGGAACCCCAGACAGTTTCTGGTTATCCTTTTTACAACCCAAACTTCTTTAAAATTGCCAGAGACGGGGAATGACCACCCCGTCTCTTGACCGGCAATTTTTGCTGCCCTTGACTGTTGATCACTTGTCAGGAGTGCCACTAAATTGACTCCCAACTCGTATGTGGAAGCAAGTATGGCTTCGGCTTCGGTCATTACTCTGCCTGTACCCTTCGCGACCTTCTAGCTAATGGGGCCGCAGTGGCGGTTTCCACGGGTGGTGCTTCCTCGATTTTGGCCTCAATCGGGGGGGCAGGAGTCGTCTCGGGCTCCGGTACAGAAGTTTGCACGGTTACGGTAGGGGCCGCATCAGCTTTGAGGACCCTCACCGCCTTGGAACCAACATTCACTTCCCCTAAAACGTCAAGGGGTGTTTCGTTGGAATCCGTGTCAAATACCGAACCGGGTTCAAGAATAACGCCACTCCCCGTTTTCAATGATTCCATGATTTCGACTAACATATCGATTGACCTACCTGTTAAAAGGTTATTCGTCCGGGTCCAGCTCAACCACGAGGACCGCATTAGCCTGCTCCATTGTCGGAGAAGCGGTTCTGGTCTGGTTAAAGTCGGCCGTGATAACGTCACCAGCACTATAAGTGTTGGCATCCGTATCAACAACGGCCTGAACAATTCCCGTACCAGAAGCTGCTGTGGTCTTTTGAGCAGAAGCTTCGCCACTGGTGTGGGTAATCTTCGGCTTCGTGGTGAGGCAAGTCACACCGTTAATCTTCACATCGCCTTCTAGAGCCAGAGTGTTGGAATCGTCCTTCCCACTGGCTCCCAGCGAAAGCTGGACGGATTTGACACTTCCGGCCAGCAACGGGGCGCCCATCGGACGCCCCGGAGTGGTAGCGGTGATCTCCCCCGAAATAACTTCGGTCTTCGCATTCGGGGATGCAAACTGGACCTGCTCCCTAAAACTTTGATTGGGTCGCGGCCCTCTCATTGTCATTTTGATCTATCCTTCCTTCAACCCGCGCCAGACTAGGCGCCGACGGTCAGCTTGTAGGTGGTGTCGGGATGATAGAACACGGGGAGCCCTTTGTCCTGGACACGCATCCAGAGACCTTCGGGGTCCCATTCAGCTTTGCGGTCGGTGTACTGACCCCAGCGCCTGTCCAAACCGTAAGGGGCTTCCATGAACTCCATGACCTTTTCGCCGTCAACGGTGTCGGCCATCATGAAGAACACGTTATTGGCGATGAACTTCTTCCGCATCGTCACCTTGTCTTCGTTGCCCTTGAAAGACGTGGAGGGCGCAGCAGCCAGAGTGATGGTGTTGAGAGTAGTGTCCACAGCCGTGATGGTCTCGTCTTCCCAGGTACGCGGAGAAGACATATCCACGAAACGAGCGGTCCCGCCGACCTCGAAGTCGGAAGCATCGTCCACGTAGACCGTGGTCGTGGAGGTGTCGGCTACGAGCCAACCGGTGACTTCGAATTGCTCGTCGTAGACAACCAGGCTGCCGATTCCCAGAAGGGAAGATATGACACGGGCCGGATCGCGGAAGAGGTCGCCTTCACCGAAAGCAGACTTCTGTACCAGAGTCTGAATCTTGGAGTCGATCATGAGAGTCTTGATCAGCTCGCTGTTACAGACTGCCCAATTCACAATTCCGCCAGAGTCGTCAGAGATGACGGTCTTGGCGTCGAAGATGTCCTCAACCGGATTCCGACTGGCGCCGGTGCCCCAATAACGGGAAGCGGCCAGGGATACCTGGTGAGTGGTGGGGATTCCGTAGGATACGGTGAAACGCTGGCCGCCCTTGATGGTGTAAGTGAAGGAACCGTCGATGAGAGCTTTCGCCATCATCCATTCACGACGACGGTCACAACGATAGCGGAGTTTTCTCAGACCACGAGCGAGTTTTCTTTCAGCGGTCTGGTACGTTGCCCAGGTGCCGATCTCGCGCAGGTTGTTGAGGAACTCTTCATCGAAGTACATCTTCTCTTTCCAGTAAGCGGCTCGCGCCTCGGCTGAGCCCATACCGTCTTGACCGACGGTTGGAGCCACGCTGCCGGGGGACACGAACGGAGTCATTCCGCTGGATCCGTACTCAATTTCCCATCTGATGGTGTCCGAATCGTTCTGTACAACAGGGAACATATTCGAAAAGAACATCGTGGGTGCCGGGTCCAGCATCGAGACGACTCGATTCAAAACCTCCAAATGGAGGGCCGGAATGCTTTCGATGCCTTTGGCCATGGGGGGAACACCTCCTTGGTATTCTTTACGCCCAGTTTATTTGAAGATGGTAAACATTCCGTCGTTCGTCGCGCTCATGTCCGACAACGCCGTGGCGTCAAAACCGGTCAGAGAGTTGGTATAGATCACAGCGTTCGAAACGAACACAGAAGTCTGAGCACCCTTATCGCTGGAATCAGCGCCGGTACCTGTGTCCACGTCCTTATCCAAAACGTAAGCCGCTGCGGAGTAGTGAGAAGCCGCCTCGGTCTGAATGTACACGTTGACGGTATTGGCAACGGTGAAATCGGCACTCGTAAAAGTACCAGACACCGTGATCGCCGCCATGTTGGAATACGTGGTACGATCGATCGAAGACACGGTGCCCAAATCACAGTACGCAGGACTTCCGCTATTGTCCCGAACCGCGGCAATTTCGTCGCCGACCTGGAACTTGTACGAGTCGTCCAGGGTAGTGTAGAAGATGGAGGCTCCGTTAACTGCATCCGCGACCAGATAGACCCGGCCCACAAAATCTTGACCCGTGCCGTCATGATCGAGCGGAACATAAGGAACCAGTTTGTTGTTGTTGTTGTCGTTGACAGCCATGATGGTGCCTGCGGGCAGAACACCATACCCCTCTTGACACATCTTATCCAGGAACAAAGCAATGTCCCTCTGGGAGTAAAAAAGTCTTTTGGCTCCCCGAGTCTGCGGTCCCCAGACCTGCTGCGGCATGCTACCGCCCAGATTGCTGGTTACAGGGCTCATACTAGATTAACCTCCTTAGGTAAATCGGGGGTTACATTTCCGTCTTGGTGGGGGGCTCCAATGCCAGGGCCTTCGCCATGCGGTCCACACAACCGTCTACCGACATGTCGTGGTCTACATGGTTAGCGGCCTTGGTGACGGCACCGCCGGCACCCATAACCCGACTGGTGGGACCCAGCTCTTCCGCCCACGTGGCCAACTCGTCCGAACATGCTTTTCGGAAAGAGACCTCATCCAGAACACCGTCGACCATATTCTTCTCGTGATCGACATGCTGCCGGATTTTGGGATGGAGTCGCGCGGGGACCTCGGTCTCCGAGGCTTCAGAAGCGAAAACGGCATCGGCCCGCAACTGGATTTCCTTCTCAGAACGCATAGCGTCCTTTTTCTCCAGATCGGCCAGCCGTTCGCTGTGAGCCACATTGTCCTCTGCCAATGCCTGCTTTTCTTGCAGGGCTTGCTTGAGTTCCGCATCTTTGGTACTCAGCTCGCTCTGCAATCCGTCGCGGGCTTGCGTTTCCGCTTTCCCTTTTTCGGAGGCTACATACTCCTGGAAAGCGGGGTCGCCCTCGAACTGCTTGGGATCGAAAGGCATACTACTCACCTCCTTATCCATATGGTTACCTACAGCCCCCAACATGAGGGCATTCCCAACATCGTTGGATGCTCTGACAGAAACTTCATTTGCCAAATCGACTAAAAGATCCTGCATAGTTCCGATTTGGTCAATAAGTCCCAACGCCAAAGCCTGCTCCGCTGTGTGTATTTTTCCCTCAGCCCACTCGCCTGACTTTTTCACATCCAACCCTCGAAGATCTGCCACGGAGTCTACAAATACATTGTAGGACGAATCCAGAATATTCTGCAAATAGGCCAGAGCTTCTTTGGACAGGGGTTCGGTGTCATTGGCGATTGCTTTGTAATGCCCCGAGGAAATAATTGTCTTTTTAATTCCTGCTTGTTCGTACATCTTACTGTTATCCACATGAGCTGCAACAACTCCTATGGATCCTACGTTGGCGATAGGAGAAGCAAAAATTTTGGTAGCTGCAGCCGCCAACCAGAAAGCTGCACTGGTAGCCTGACCCGAAGTGAAAGCATAAATAGGCTTTACTTCGGTGGCCTGGCGAATAAAAGCAGCCAAATCGTACACACCAGCAGCAGAACCACCAGGACTCTCAATGTCGAGAACAATAGAATTTACAGTGTCATCCTGGAGAAGCTGTTGGATAGTAGTCTGCAAAGCCACGTAAGAGGTTCCAGAATCAAAAGCGAATGTTCTTTTGGACAGAGTTCCATCCACCGCAACAATCGCAGTCTGACCCGAAGCCTTGTTACTACCGGGGCTATCTTCTTTCGGTCGAGCGGCGTACAGTTGATGTTGATGTATATCCTCACTGAACGCTTTGGATTCGAATATCCGGACCATAGTTTCCAGAACATCTAACCGTATTGCCCAGGGAGCATTAAACAATAAAGCATCCAACATGGCGATCTCCTTAATCGAAGAACTCTATCGTAACGGTACCATTGGCTCCAGCAACCACGCCGATAGAGTCGTAGGTGTCCGTTTTAAGAGTTCTGGGTTCGGTGAACATAATAGGAGCCTCACCGCTGATGGTACTGGCCGCCGGTACAGCGGGGGTGCCGTCAAATTCGGCATAAAACGTAACAGTGCCCTCCATCCGTACAAACTGTGCGGATGCGGGAATAGGAATCAACTGAGCCGTGTTGGATATAAGAACCAAAGCATTTACATTCTCGGACGCAGGATATGCGTCATTGGGGTTTCCTTCCCGATCGATGCCTCTGGTATAATTACTCATTTTTTTTGGCTCCCGATTTTGGCGGTTCGGCTTCTCTTTTTTCCTGGAAGCTCTCGTTATCTTCGTTCGCCATCAAAGGAGGATATAATTCCTCTTCCGTGGCAGCTTGTAAACGTAGAGAGGCATAAGAGGAAAAACCAAGCCTCTTGGCAATTTCTTCTTTGGGAATACCCAAAACGTCTGCAACCGAACCGTGCTTGACTCCTAGTAATGCGCGAGCGACAGCTTCCAAATCCGTAATTGCTGAAACAGGAAAAGAGAAGTCCACACACTTCCAGGCAGGTTTGTTGATCTTCTTTATCTGGGGAGTGAACTTTTGATTGCCGAGTTCGTCCTTTCCCTTTCCCTTTTTAAAATTTACTACTACAGGAGTCGGAAAGGTTTCAGGAAAGTCCCCGATTGCAGTTTTCAAAAACATAATCGGACGCCAGAAGTCATAACGAAGGAAACGCTCAAAATAAGCAAGTAGATCTGAAATGCGGTCAGACTGAGGGGCTCTGGATGCTTTGACCGAAGAAAAAGTCCCCTTACTAGAACCAGTTACCATATCGCTGGGTTGATTAAGTCCAGAAACTGCCATTTCTAAAATATCTGTGTCTGAATCGGAAATTTTAGGAAGCTGAGGACTGACAGCCAACAACTTCATTCCAGGAGGAAGAACCATACGTCCACCCGGGGTAAGCTTAGCCATAATTCCTGTTTTACGACGTTCATCGTCCGTAAGACTTAACCACATTTTAAATGTGGCAGGGTCCTCAACTTGAATGGTCCAAACGTAAGCACCCGAAGATTTTTTATGATCAATCTCATATCGTTTAAGATCTTCGTAGAGTTGGAGCCATTCCAAAACTGTTCTGAGATGGGATACGTTTCTGGTGGTAATATAACTCTTGTCCCAGGAAATAACAAAACGATAAAAACCATTCAACTTTTTAAACTTCCGAGACCTACTTCGATTGTCCCCAAGAAGTCCCGCTCTACACTTTGAGTTTCTCTTGGCAACAGCAAGCAATTCCGGATAGTATGCACAATATATGCTTGGTATCTGCTGCTGAATGGGTCTACCGTATATATCAGTACCACCAAATATGTAAACTAAAGGCATTGTCGGCTTGGCGGGGTGAACTATAATACCGGTATCCGCATTCGGGGATAATCTGGAAGAAACAACACCTGCTTTAAGATCACTAGGATCTTTAAAATCAATTTCAATAAAACCGTCTTTATGGAGAGTAAGAACGAGAAACAACTCCCCTTCGATTTCAGAACGGGCTACAAATTTGGACATCATAGTGTACAAACGGTTTCTAGGATCTTCCACTAGCTCATCAATAAACGCTTGCACCTCAGGAACACCCGAAGACATTCCAAAACCCATTCCAGTAAGTCTGCCCACTGTGTCACGAACAGAAGTGCTGATCTGTGGATTTCGATTAAACTTCTCCCAACAAGCTGTTTGGAGAGCATTTATCGGTGCATCGGCATATGAGTTGGTGGAAAGTCTAAAACCGTCGGAATCTTTTCTTTCGGAGGGAGTACCATACTGGTAAGGAACTGCAAAAGACAGCCCCGCAAGGGCTTCATCACTCAATTCCAACAGTTCTTTACGGGCTTCGGGCTCATCCATATATGTGGAATAACAGTCCCTAAGTATAATGTCAAGCCCTTTTTTTCGGTATTTAATAATTTCCTATAAGACTTTCATTTGGTATAAAAGCCCCAAAAAATCGGGTAGCTTTTCTAACCCTAAACTGATCGATGCCCACATTTCGACCACCATACATAGCCCATCCCACAGAGTAAACGGAGTCGTCCTGTATACCTGAGGACTCCCCTTTTTCAGGACTTCCGAACCACTTTTTATCTATATCATGATCGAATACAGAACATTCCTCTCTGAACAAATCGTCTTTCTTATAACCTGCAATGGGTATAATAGGTGCTTTGAATAATCCGCCTTTAAAAGCGTTGTACAACTCTGAGAATGCAGAACGCTGTCTGTCATAAGTAGGATGAATTACTTCAAAAGATATTGCTTGACCTTCACACCATTTCTGTAAGTCCCACATACCCCATCTTTCTGAGCAAAGCATGTCCATTCCGTCGTATTCATTGGTAGTACCTAAAACAAGATTCTTCATCTCCTCCAACGTGTTCTCTTTTAACCATGTCATTTGAATAAGAAAATAAATATATTGCGGAGGAGATTCCGAAGCATAAAACTTATACGGGTTTGATAAACTTCCCGGCAAACCTTTAGCTAATACGGAATACATTGTTCTAGCTAAAGGCGATGTGGCCATTGGGTCAGAACGGTCAAATCCTGCAATAATTCCCCACCCCGTGTCGTACAGGGCACCCAGACCCTGTAAAGCTTCCGCGGATATTCCACACACATTTCCGAACTCGTCACTGAGTTCATATCGGGAAGAAACGGGCATAAGTCTACTTCTTAAATCGAACATAGTTGCAATTCTGGGTTTCGGGTCTAATCCAGGACGTTCAATCATATCTTTTTCAGATTTCTCTACTTCCAATAACTCTTTAACTACAGTAGATACTGTTCCATGATTTCCGATAGCTCCGTCTGCACCCAGATACTCGGAAGCAGATATCATCTCCTCAGTAAAGATCGTTCTTGAACCAGCAGACCACGTGTTGAGGAAGTATCGTTCATATTCTCCAAAAGGAAACTTTCCTTTATAAGAAAGCAACTGCTGTTTGGTCATATGGGGGTTCCAATAATCTTTAGGATCCCCGTCAGGACTGCAACGATGACTAAAGTACAGAGAAGGATCTTCCCCTTTCTGGGCGGTCTGATAAAGTTTGTAAAGTATGTGAGTTTTGGCAGATACTGTGGAGTCAATCACACCCATTGCATTGGGTATGTTTCTTATGGAACCGTCAAGCTGAACGAAGAACTTAGGCTTCTTCATATCAAAAATTTCAGAGAACGTGTACCCTGTAATGTTGGAAACAATGCCTGAAAATGAAGAAATTGCTCTGATTTGAGATACTATATTTCCTTTTCTATCTTTAAGACGAATATCTTTTTCTTGTATATTCTTTTTACCGACAATAGCCAACAGCTTTGGACTATTCAAAATAATATCTTTTATAATATCATAATGGACGAATTTAGTTTGTTCTTTTGAGTTTGCACCCAATACTATTTGTTGACGCGGCCAACAGAAGAACTTCCAGATTTGTATAAGACAAGCAAACAAAGATTTTCCTTCTCCACGCATCCAACACAATACAATGAGTCTATGGATAAATCTTCCATTTTCCATTTCTAAACTAGCTCTACCGATAGCTTTTTGCTCTTCCCAAATTACCCCATATTCGGGTGGAAGATCCCCTAAAGGGTGCCATATAGGAATATCCAAACCCTCAGGATAGATTGCAATCCAAACATGATCCGAACACCAACGAATGAAACCTTCTCCGCCTTTACGATACTCGGATATAGGAATTTTAGTTTCTTTGGATTCTTCGGACATAATTATTCCTGTTGATCACTTCTTTTTGAACGTATAGGATGGGTGGCTGGCCCGTCGGGGAACACATCCGGCTGAGTATTCGCTTTAGTCATTCGCTCGTAGTATTCTGGATCACCATCCGTTGAAGGTTCCTTCCAGCCACCCTTTTCCCCACCTCGCATGGCACCAATAGCTGCCATATACTCACCATCCATACCCATACTCTTCTGGGTACTTTCAATGGATTTCAAGATTTCACGAATCTCCCGGAATACAGGATGCGGCTTTAACGCTCCGTTGGCCGTGGCATAAAACACATCGGTTACAGATAATGCTTCCATTTTAAATCGAATCAATTGGGAAAACAACGGCATAAGGTGTAGTGCTATTTTATTCAGAAGGGGCTGAGTCATGGTCTTACCTATGTCAGCCAGTATAGATTCAAAAACTGCGGTGAGGTATTTGGTTTGTACGGTACATTTACCCGATTTACCATAAGGACACTCATCATATATTTTACACTTTTCTCCAGAACACTCTGGAATAGCATCCCATAGGATTAATCGTTGTCCTGTAACTATATGACCCTTAGTAACTACGGGTTTGAACATCTCGGAATCTCTCATATCATTCCTCCTAAAATACGCTATACACCCCTTTTTCATGCCTGTCAAATGGTAAAAATAAAAAACCTGCTTTACATATCAAAAAAAGTGCTGTATTATATATGAAATGAAGGGACAACCACTTTTTGGAGGAAGCCCGTGACCAAGCGAGAACGTCTGGAGGTTAGTATTGTTATGGTATTCCTATTTTCGTTAGGTGTATTCCTATGCCTAATTGCCGGCACAACATGGGGTAAAATTCTATATTCAGAAACAACAACCGGTGATTGGATAGGTGCTTTCCTCTTCACAACAGGATCCTTTCTATCCTGTATGTTGTCATTCGGCGGACTGTATGCTCTTATAAAAGAAGACCCGGATGCCGTAGATAATTCCTTTATGTGTCATGGTTTTTTTTGGAAAGATAGATGTGGTATATGCCTAACAAAAAAAGAGAAGAAACCAACAAAAGTGGAGGAATAATGATTGATACAATTCTACCCGGAAATATTCTAGGTACGAAAAGAATGTGTATTTCTCTTCCTTGTTGTATCGGAAAAAAAGATGCAACTAGAATAGAAAACGGAATCCCGGCCATGATTGAAGTTACTCTAGATAACAGAGACATTGCCAACGATACCATTGTTTTACTTCATAATAAAGAACAACCGTTTCACTTAATACCTACCGAAGTAATGAGTGTTCTAGGAGCCGAATGCGTAATTAAACCCGGCAAACACCCCTCTGTTCAACTTAGAGTTCTGCCCCCCGAAAAAAAATCTAAAGTAATGGAATACATCCAACAAACACGCAGGTTTATCCAAGAATTTACTCCACATACGTCTGACATAGAAAAAACAAATGGCTGGAGTTGATTTTGAGGATCCTTGTACTTGTGTGATTTGTGGAGGTCACAGAATTGCATACAGCTATCCGCCCATTTGTGACGGGTGTAACCTTATGTGGGAGATAGAAATGGCACATGGAGAATTAGAACAGAACGAAACTTTCTTGAGAGCAGTTCACAGAGTGCAAAGAAAAATCTATGCAAACGCTAAATCAAAAGGGTTTTATGAAAAACCCTGGAATGACGGGGAACAAATTGCTCTAATTCACTCAGAACTTTCCGAAGCATTGGAAAACGTACGGAAAGGATTCCTGCCGTCTGACAAAATTCCCGCTTTCTCGGGAGTTGAGGAAGAAATGGCTGATGTAATTATTCGTATCCTGCAATGTGCCGAAGTTCGAGGTTGGAGAGTGGCTGAGGCTATCCTGGCTAAAATGATATTCAATGCCGGCCGAGAACACATGCATGGCGGAAAGGCATTTTAAAAAATATCTTGCGTTCTCCGCTATTTTATGTTTGTATGTAGTTGTTTAGTACATCTTCACGACATAAAAACAGAACTGACGTATGAGACTAACGAATATCGTGTCTTCCGTACAGCGGAGACTGCATAAAAAGCATAAGGGGTTAATTTACCGTGAAAAAAGACAGAACAGATTATGTTTTGCCTACTCCTTTACCAGAAGTTATTTCCCCCATTTCAGAATATGGTACTGTGGGCATCCAGTATAACAATCTGGATGTTTTACACAAACCCTGGCCTACTCCATTTACCCCCGGAGAACCTGGTTCCAACCCCTGCAAAAAATACATCAACGGAAAGCTATTTGCCAAACTTCACGGTAAACGTAAGCGCAGGAGAAGATGAATGAGCTTCATCTATGAAATATGGACTATTCCATGGCCAGAGTTTGAACCGGATTGGCGATGGTTGACAGAAGAAAAATCCTATGAATTTAATACAGGGTGTTACCCAGAGTATAGAAACAATAAAATTCCAATAGGGGCTAAAAACAATGTACAACGAATTATCAGATGCAGAAATGGAGCGTATGTTCCATTTAAATGAAGAACTTGGGGAAGCTGTACAAGCCGCAGGTAAGATTCTGCGTCACGGTAATATGAACTTTGATTATAATAATAAATTCCAGTTGGAAAAGGAACTTGCAGACGTTCTTCGTTGTATGGATCGCATGACCGAAGAGGGTGATCTCAATGAAGACGAGATTGATCTTATGAGGGAGGAGCCTATTTCTGGTGAAAACATGCATCATCAAGATGAAGAAGAAGACGAAGACGAGAATTCTGATATAGAATCAGAAGAGACTGAACTTATTATACTCCTGACAGTGTTGTGGCCTAAGTATACCGTAAGAATTACAAACCATTCTGAAGAAATAAAAGTAAAAGAAAACAACTGGTTGCCTATGCCTTTTACAGTAAACCTAGACACCGCCCAAATTATCATAACTTATTTAGATCCTGTCAATTTCTGGGTAAGCAAAAGATACCCTGTTCGAGCTCAAATAGATCTTTATGATCTAAAAACAAGTGAGATTGTGAGTAGACTGACAAATCTCAGAATTATAGGTGCTAAAACAGATATATTTACTAAAGATTCCGAACTTCGAATTGAAGAGGTTTGATATAACCTTAAATAGGAGGAAACTGTGTCCCACTCGTTCAAAAACAAAAAGTTTCGTGCTCCGTATGGCGCTGCTCAAAAAGCTGTCAGGGAAGTTATGATTGCAGTTGAAAAACGAATGGCAGACAAAATGGAATGTATTGATCTTGAATACGTTCACGACATCTTGGCCCCGTTGTTTGAAAAAAAGAACTGACATGAAAAAATTCCACGATACTGCTTATGTGATTTTTGAAATAGGAATAATATTAATCATAGCCTTCACAACAGGATTTACTTTAGGCCTGTTCGTACTTGTTTGGGCTGTACTTTTTAATTTGTGGGGGGTGTAATCGTGATTGATATACATGGAACAGCGTGGCCGAGATGAAGGCAGAAAGTAGTTTGGCCGTCTATTCCTTGCGGGAACTCTTCAAGTCTATGGCACCACAATGCCATCCGTGGGATGATCTCAATGGGCTTGTTGGGCAGGTTGACAACTGGTGCGCTGGGGCCAGGGATGACATATTCTCGCTCAAGGCAAAGGTAAAAGAATTATTGGTAGAGATAGAGG